ATGCCAGCCACCAAGTACAGGATCGAATGGACGGACGCCGAGGGCCACCGCTACCACGTAACCGCCGACGATTACCAAGCCGCGAACGCGATGTTCGAGGTCTTCAAGGCCGCCAAGATCTGTAAGGCCGAGATGGTCCCGGTAGCGCAGAAACCGGCCCGGAGGGCGAAGTAGATGACCGCCGAACTAACCGCCCGACTTGAGCACGCGAAGCGCGAGGTCCTGGCCGACGTGGCAGCCGGAACAGTACCAGCGACGGCAGCAAGCTTCTCCGAACTGCACGACTACGTGGACGCTAACGGGTACGGCGGGGCTTTCGATGACGACGCGCCAGAGGTGTGGGACGAGGTCCGGAACGAACTGCAGGACGCGCTGGACGCCCGGATTCGCTCGGGGGACATGGCGCGCGAAGCAGCGTCGCTGTAACTTTTTTCTGGCGTGTACGCAATTGCTCCAGTAGATTTGCGTACAAACCACCTTAACCTTCCAATAGCCGAACCGCACTAGGGGGTACGGCGAACGCGCACACGGCTCCCCGCCAAGACACCCAAACAGGAGAGATGGAAGCATGGAAACGCTTACGACAGAACAGGTAGTCACGGCGACCGAGGCGTTGCTGATATGCCCGCGCTGCTGCGCCGAGGTCGTCTATACCCGGGACGCAGAGGAGGTCAACTGCCCAGAGTGCGGCGAGTTGATCGCAACGCCCGAGGAGAGCCAATGCCCACAATGAACCTATCCGCCCCCGGTACGACGTACGGGCCATGCCTCTGGTAGGTGGATATCGGTCATCGCCTTGGCTATTCGGATTTGAGTGTGTCTGACGAATCGGAACTCAAGGCCGGATCGGATGTGGTTTTGCAGCGATGACGACGCAGATCAGAAGCACTGAATTCGACACCACAAGTGGGGCAAGGACGCATGATCTTCGGGCGTCCGCTGCCAGCACCATAGGTGCGCCTTTTAGCGGCGTTGCGCCGTGCCCACTCAGACGTGAGCACGGCGTCAGGGATGCTGGCAGGGTCGATGGAATCGGACCACTGACGCATCTACCACACCACCGGATACTGACGGCGGATAGTGTCGCCGTAGATCGTTTCGCCCTTGGAGAATCCGCTCTCACAACGGATGACCATAGCAGAAGACTGGTTGGGCCGATTGCCGGGGATGCTGACCTTGTGCTGCTTCGCAGCCTTGACCACATCGGCTTCAGTGGCATGAGCCGAGTAGACCTTCGTGGTGTTCCGAAAGAATCCGTCTCTGTCGATCACGGCGAATTGTTTGTTGTTTTCCATGACCTAATCATAAAACAGCTAGCTGTTAAATGCAAGAACTAAGCGACACACTCAAATCCGAAAATCCATCGCCTTTTCATCGAAGAAATCTTTCAGGAATAAGCAGATTCGACTTGATGAGCGCGGGCTTCAGAGTGATTAATCGTGTCAATGAAGAGCATAAACCAACTCGCACAAGAAGAAGGCGATAGCAGCCGGAACGAAGCCAACCGCATTCGGGAACGCGAAAGTGCCATTCGCAGCGCTTGGCGCCAGATCGCCTTCAACACCAACCGCCGCCCCGCAGCCAAGGAGATCGCGGAGCAGACCAGCCTGCCCGAGAACTACGTACGGGTGGTTTGCGAGAGGAACGGAGACCTCCTACAGGAGGACGCGCAATAAGATGCCCCGCTGGGCGGCGCGCGCCGCACAGCCCTGCTCGAAGAGTTGGGGCCGAAACCGCAAGGTCGCAGGAAAAGGAGAGACACAACGATGTTCTTCACAATCGATACCGACAACGAGATCGTAGCGCACGAAACCGCTCCGGCCGCGACGGATGGCGTGCTGGTCTTCTCGACCGAGAAGGAACTCATCAAGGCCACCGCCGAGTGGCCGATGGGCCGGATGGTGGATACCTGGAACGGGTTCGCGGGCGTGGCCGGCGCCTTCGGCGACCTGAAGCCGGTGAAGAAGTTCATGGACCGCCCGACCGCGATCAAGCGGATCTGGAAAGCCCTCCAGCGCCTCGCCGACGAAGTGCGTAAGGCCGCCGCCCAGAAACCGCCCAAGCCGAAGGCCGCGAAACCGGCGAACACCAAGACCCCAGGCGACGCCAGCGCCAAGCCCGCCCCGCGCGAGGGAACGCACAAGGCCAAGATCATCGAATTACTGAAGCGCGATGGCGGCGTAACGCTCGACGAGATCGTGGCCGAGACCGGCTGGCAGAAGCACACGATCCGGGCCTTCGTGAGCACGCTGCCCAAGAAGACCGGGCTGCAGATCACAAGCACCCGCCGCGAGAGCGACAAGGCGCGGGTTTACGGGGTGGCGCAGTAATGGGCTGCAACCTGCAAGGCCAAGTCGAGTTCTGGCAGGCACTATTCGTGCTGCTATCAATCGCCACCCTCGCGGTCCTGGCGGTGCCAGCATTCGCGGATCGGGTGGCGCGCTGGCTCCACGCGCACTCGATCGCACTCACCGCGTTGTACAAGGTCATGCGCGCCGCCATCCGCGCGTACCGGCGAATTCACCAGACGGTGATGGAGGAGACGGCCCAATGACGAGCGAAACCAACGCGGGGATGCCGGCGGAAGCCGGCACCCCCGATCCGAGGCCGAGGCGCGGCAGGCGCGCGAAGACGGACGCGCCCAATCCGAAACCGAAGATCACTCTTCTCACCAACATCAACTTCATCCGACACGGCGACTTTCGGTTCGAGTGCCACGCACTCCTCATCGAAGAGAATCATAAGAGCCTGTTCGAGCCCGTCACCCAGATCCGCGGGTTCGGTACAACCGGCTGCGCCCCGACATTCACGCGCTGGATGAAGGTTGGCGTGCAGTTTGCGCTCGACGACGCGGATAGTCGGCAATCGGCGGTTATGATCGGGGAGAGCGGAAACGCGCGGCCGATCTTTCAGGGGTGCATGCTCAGATTCGACGATGGCCAGGAGTACTTCCTTCAGATCCACAACGAGCGCTTCCCACTCGACCTGGTGGATGTGACGCAATACGAGCGCGACTACCTGCGCATCTGGGACATCCTGGAACAAAAAGTCGAGGAGTACTGGCCCGAGCACCAGCGGATGCCGCGCAACGATTGGGGACCGCCTCTCAGGAGAAAGAAAACGGCGGGAGGAACCCAATGATGCGCCTTCGTCTTCGGTTCGCCCTCCGCTGCCCAAAGCATCGTAGGTTCAACCCAGACCAGGGCCGCGGCGCGGTCAAGGCCGGCTGTACAGCCTGCCAGGACCTCTGCGCCATTTACTCGCTCGCCCAGCAGGTGTTAGAACGGGTGAAGTACTTCGAGCATGACTATGCGCCCAGGGAAGTCGGCCCGTTGGCCGATAAGGAAGTAGGACTGGCATGAATCCGCTCATCATCGCGATAGTCCTTGCAGCCGGCCAACAACAACCGCCGGCGGCACCGCCTTCCGACTTCAAGATCGAGCTATGGGCCATGACCGCGGCGCGCCACCAGTGGCCCTCGGTGCCTGAACCGGCCCCCGCGAAGCAAGCGGTGCCTGTGGCCACCGCACCACCCAAGGACCATCGGACACCCGAGCAGAAGGCGTCCGACGACAGACTCCTGGCGGATTACAGCGCGCTGGTCGCCCGTTGCGGTACCGGGCGTGTCATTCTGGATAAAGCCTCCGGGTTCTACGTGCCCGAATTGAAGTGCGACGGCAAAGATGGGAAACAAGCACATCGATGACGACTCCCTCGAAGCCTACAGCCTGGGACGCCTCTCCGAATACAGGGCGGCGCCGGTAGAGGAGCATCTCCTCATCTGCGCCGCATGCCGCGCCCGCCTCGTCGGTTGGGATCGGTACCTCGCTGGCATGAAGACCGTTCTCCGTAAGCTCGCCCGCCTCAAGCCCCGCCACCTGACCGCCCGACCGCCTGACGTTTCCCCCAGGTCCCACGCTACAGCAGCCCCGTGCGCGCCGTGTGGCCGCGTGTTCGCCTGAGCGCCCCAAGGTCGGGTAGTTCACCCCGGCCCGCGACCTGGCGCACCTATCGCCACGTACGGCAAGGCGCGCGGTCTGCCGTCTTTCTCCACAGGGCGAGGTTCCACGCGCCCCCCTATTAAGGGCCTAAAATCTAGGTCCGGTGATGAATCTTGTTCTCGCGTGGTCCCAGTCTGGATTCTATCTCTTGCGTTTTCAGTCACTTATAGCCTTTTAGGCATATTTAGCCGTGCTCCGGGTTATGACTAAATACGCTAAGTGTAGCTGTGTCAAATAGATAGCTGCGATTACATGCTCGTTTTTTAGCCGTTTAGCCGTGTGGTTGGACGTCTCCGTCGTCTTCTCTATGGAATTCGCTAAATGACTAAAAATCTCCTGTAAGTCTTTTGGAATGAAACAGCTACAGCGATAGTCACAGAACTATGGCCGCTAAATCCTGTCCTGTATAGGAATAAATTACTGAAAACACGGGACTTATCACAACTAAAAGCGGGGCGCGCGCCGGTGGGTGCCATGACGGGCCGGTTTTGGGCGGCTGGCGAGCGCGCCACTATAGGAAGGGCACACCGCGCACTTGTACGCAAAGTCTTGTGCGCCTTTGCGTACAGATTCTTCTATACTTGGATCGTCTCGCGCCTTGCGGGGGCGCTTTATAGTCCCACGGGTTGACACAAAAACCCGCCCGCCAACCTCGATGCCCGATCCACGCCCAAAAAACGAATTCGCGCCACGCGTACAGGTGGTCTCGCCGACTGGCGAGCACGTCTTCACGGTTCACGCCGAGGAGGCCGCCAATATGGTCCGGGCCGGTAAAGCCCGCAAGACCCGCGAGGGCCGGCGCGTTGCCGTGATCGCGCTTACGAGGTCGCTAGCGAATGAGGAGCGGTCGCCTTGCTCGCGCCCGTCCATTCGCCAGTTTATGGGCCAGAGCTACACGTACCGGAGGGCGCTGAAAGAAGGGGACGAGATCGTCGCGTACACGACGGAGTTCAAGTACATCGATCCTCGCGACCGAGCGATCTTCCTGTTGAGCGTTACCGATTGCATGAAGCAGGCGGCGGCGTAAAGGGGCTTCTTGGTTGACGTTTGGCACGTTTGTTGAGGGGAGGCGGGCGTTGGGCTCCTTGGGCGCCCGCCAAATTTCATGAAGGCAGAAGAAACCCGCCGCGGCGGGGCATGGATAGCGCGCGAACGCGGCGCAAACGAAATCGAACCGCCAACCGAATCGATCATGCCCCCGAAGCCGCCTGCAACTGCGCCGCTGTTTGAGCACGCCAGGATTCATCCCGGAGCGGTCCTCGTGATGGCGACGGTCTGCGAGGTAAGCATCACGGAGTTCGTTCATCGCTATGCCTGAAATCGACTGGACCAAGATCGACACCCTTCGGGCGTCGCTTGCCACCCCACGCTTACGCGTGAACCAGGCAGTCGATGACGAAGTGAAGTTCATCGAGTACGACTTCAACGACAAGAAGCGCTTTCCCCGGCCCCCAAGCCAGGTCGAGCTCACCCACCTAACCGACCTCCAGTACGGAAGCAAGAACTTCCAGGAAGACCGCTTCCTCGCCTATCGCGAGTGGATGCTGGCCAGCCCGAATCGCTTCGCATTTCTGGGCGGCGACATCATCGACGCCGCGACCGTCCTTAGCATCGCAAGCCCCTACGAGAATAACGGCGAGCCTATCGCCCAGGTGCGTGGTATCTGTAAGCTCCTGGAACCATTAGCCTCGCGCGGTCGCATCCTGGGCTACGTCGGCGGCAACCACGAGCGGCGCACAGCAAAGACCTTTGGGGATTCTGGCTCGCTTATCGCCGAGCGCCTGCAGGTCCCGTACTCCCGCGGCGTGCAACTGATCGATATCCAGTTCGGCGACCACAAACCGTTCAAGGTCTCGCTGTGGCACGGCTGTGGTTCAGCCCGGACGAAAGGCGCGAAGGCCCAGATGGTGCACCGCTTCATGCAGCAGGCGGATTCGCACGTCTATCTGGTCGGCCACCTTCACGACGTCGTGCTGCTGTTCGATTGGCGTCAGCAACGCACTGGCGGCCACATCAAACTCCAGAAGATCGCCGGCATCATGAGCTCGAGTTTCCAGGGCTACTGGAACTCGTACGCCGAGGTAGCAGCGATGTCGCCCAGCGACACGATGATGGCGCGCGTGATCCTGGAGCACAACGGGAAGTGGGAGGTAACGCTTCGGTGAAGAAGATTGGTTCATCGTGGGACGCTATCGACGCGCTGCGCACCAAGGCGAGCATGGTCGCCGACGATGTGCCTGCGAACGCGTTCAGCGTTAACGAGTACGCAAAGCGGTATCGCCTCATCTACTCGACAGCGGTGCAGCAGGTCGCCCGCTTGGTTGCGGTTGGGGCGCTCAAAACAGGAAAGCGGATGGGTGTGGATGCTCACGGTCGCGCCCGCCTCATGAAGGTTTACTGGCCAGCATGAACCAACGATTCGAGGAGGCGCTTCGATGCCAAGCTTCTGGTAGGACGGATGGGAAGACGATCCCATTGACTGCTTCGACCAAATCTGCGGCCACGCCAGCCAGCGACGCCGCGATTCGGGACGGCTGGCCGCAGTTCGCCGCGAACGTTCGAAGCAGGCTCGAGGTCGGGGCGCGCGCGTACGGTGATGCGTCGTTCGAACTGCCCGCTGGTCGCCTTGCTGTCGAGATCGAGCAGGAGTTGCTCGACGTAATGGGGTGGGGCTTCATCCTGTGGTCGCGCATCCAGGCGCTCAAGGGGAAACTGGTGGCGCTGGAGGCTGCGGCGCGGCCCGCCACGGACGCGCCGGGCACGCTTCAGCCGGTCGGAGGCGACTGGCGGAATGGATCGAGCCATGCTGCACAGCAATCCTCGGTCCAAACGGGTCCTCCCTGGGGGTAAACGCGGGCGGGTGGTAAGGTAGCACGCTTGCGCTAGTGTCCAGTCAAATTCCGGGGTTTCAGTTTCAGTTTCAGCGGTTTCCACAACCAAGTTGATCGACCTCTCCCATCTGAAGATCGTCCTCTGGCCGGTAGGCCGCCTGGTCGCGTACGCGAAGAACGCGCGCACGCATTCCGAGCGGCAGGTCGAGCAGATCGCGGCCAGCATCCGCGAGTTCGGCTTCGTAAACCCTGTCCTGGTCGACAAAGACGGCGTAATTATCGCCGGCCACGGGCGCCTGCTCGCCGCCAAGAAGCTCGGCATGGCCCAGGTCCCGGTTATCGTCCTGGGATACCTGACCGAATCGCAGCGCCGCGCACTAGTCATCGCCGATAACAAGATCGCGATGAATGCCGGCTGGGACGAGGCGATGCTCCGCGAGGAGTTGGACGCGATCCTGGAGGACGGTTTCACCCTCGATCTGGTCGGTTTCAGCAACGACGAGTTGGACGCGCTGATCGTGGCCGAGGAGAAGACGGTCGAGGGGAACACGCCCGAAGACGAGACTCCCGAACCGGCCGCAGATGCGCCGGTAACGGCTCCCGGCGACGTGTGGATCATGGGGAAGCATCGGTTGGTCTGCGGAACCGCGGAGAATCTCTCGATGCTCCAGAAGGCCCTGGGCGGCGGCACGGCGGATATGGTCTTTACGGACCCGCCGTACAACGTCAACTACGAGGGCAAGACCGCCAAGAAACTCAAAATCGAAAACGATGCACTCGGGGGCCGGTTTTACGAGTTCCTGCGCGACGTCTGCGCGAACATGCTGGCGGTGACCAACGGCGCCGTGTACATCTGCATGTCCTCCTCGGAGTTGCACACGCTGTTCAAGGCGTTCGTGGACGCGGGTGGCCACTGGTCGACGTTCATAATCTGGGCGAAGCACCACTTCACGCTGGGCCGGTCGGATTACCAGCGGATGTACGAGCCGATCCTGTACGGGTGGCGGGAGGGCGCGCATCACTTCTGGTGCGGCGAGCGGAACCTCGGCGACGTGTGGCAGATCAAGCGGCCCATGGCGAACCTGGAACACCCGACCATGAAGCCGGTCGAGCTCGTGGAGCGCGCGATCCGCAATAGCAGCAAACCGGGTGCTCTGGTATTGGACCCGTTCGCCGGAAGCGGGACCACGCTGATCGCGTGCCACAAGTCGGATCGCCGAGCGGCAGTCATGGAGTTGGACCCGAAGTACTGCGATGTGATCATCCGGCGATGGCAGCAATTCGCCGGGGCCCGGGCTTGCAACGAGAGCGGGGTCGCGTTTGACGATGTGGCCGCGCGCGCGAAGGTGGCGGCGTAGATGTGCTTGTATCCGTAGCAGAGTGGGCAAAGGCCGAGGGGATCTCCCACCAGGCGGCGAACAAACGCATCCGTGTCCACGGGATTCCGAAGCATGGCGGCAAGGTCGATCCCGATGAGGCCCGGCGAATCTTTGAGGGGACCAAGGACGTACGCCAGCAGGAGCGCGGAGCGAAGCCCAAGCGGCGCGAAGAGGAGCCGCTGGACATCCCTGGTGCCGTGGCCGACACGGGCATCGCTGGTCGCAGGCCCGAGATTCAGACCGCGCTCGACGCGGTCAAGTTGAAGCGCGAGAAATTGCGCTTGAAGCAGTTGGAAGGCTCGCTCGTCGATGCCGACGAAATCAGCAGCGCAACCGAGGCGCGTTTTCGGGGGGATGCTGAGGCGCTTCTCAATTGGCCCGCGCGTGTGTCCGCGGAAATTGCGGCTGAACTTGGAACGGACGAACGGTTAACCCATGCGGCGCTGGATAAATACGTGCGCCAGTTTATGCGCGAGCGCAGCATGGTGCCTGTTGCTGTGGGGGAACGCTGATATGCGCTCCGCGCACGAGCTTGTAAACGAAGCGGCCAATCGTGCCTGGGCGCCTCCTCCCACCATGTCGGTCTGGGAATGGGCAGACGCGAACCGGCACCTTGGAGCGGATTCGCCCGAGCGGGGCAACTACCGAACGGATCGCACCCCGTACGCCAGGCAGATCATGGACTGCCTCTCGCCGTTCCACCCGGCGCGGCATATCGCGTGGGAGAAGGGTGTTCAGATCGGCGCCACGACGGTCGGGCTGAACTGGATCGGGTTCATTGCATCGCAGAACCCGGCGCCGACGATCATCACCCTCCCATCTGAAGGCGTGGCAAAGGAGTGGAGCCACCAGCGGTTGACGCAGTTGGTAGAGGAGACGCCCTGCCTGCAGTCGAAGCTCGTGGACGCGAAGCGCAAGGGGAGCGGCAGCGTCTACCTCAAGCGGATCGCGGGGACGACGGTTACGATCAAGATCGCCTGGTCGTCGAGCGCGAAGAAACTCCGGTCGACGCCGGCGGCTAATCTCCTGAGCGACGAGGTCGACGGGTTTGAGAACGACCCGGACGGCGAGGGTTCCGTGCTGGTGCTACTCGACGGGCGCTTCGTCAACTTCCCGCGCGGCAAGCACTTCATGATCTCGACTCCCACGAGGGAGCCGAGCAAGATTCACGCCGAGTTCCTCAAAGGGGACCAGCGCCACTACTTCATCCCGTGCCCGTTCTGTGGCCGCTTCCAGAGCCTGGACGACCCCAATCATAAGCGCGGGTTCCGGTCGCTGAAATGGTCCGATGGATTCCTCGGCTTCGAGTGCGTCAGTTGCGGCCAGCGCTTTGCCGAGCGGTTCAAGACGCAGTTCCTCTCCCGCGGCATGTGGGTCGCGACGCGAGAGGCGCCCGAACTGCTGCGCGATGGTTTCGACGACCCGCGCCATCTGGCATCTATCATCTCCCGCATGGAGCGGGAGAAGTTCGCCTCGTTCCACTCGTCGGCGATGTATTCGCCGATTGGCTGGTACTCGTGGGATACGCTCCGCGAAGACTGGCAGAAAGCGCAGCACAGCGCGAACGACCTGAAGGCGGTCATCAACACCAAGTTGGCCGAGGTTTGGGAGGAGCGCGGCGACGTTCCCGACGACGAGAAGATCTGGGCCAGGCGGGAACATTACCACCACTTCTCCCAGGGCATCGGAAAGCTGCCTTGGAACTCGGAGGCGATGGTGCCTCGGCGCGGTCTGATCCTCACGGCTGCCGTCGATATCCAGCAGAACCCTCCGCGCATCGAGGTCGGGGTGAAAGCCTGGGGCCGCGGGAAGGAAGCTTGGCACGTCGGGTATTGGGTCTTCTACGGCGACGTTTCGCGCATCGAGAACGAGCCGTGGCAGCTACTCGACGAGTTGCTCGCGAAGGACTTCCGGCGCGAGGACGGCGCGATGCTCTCCATCATGGCGATGGGCATCGATACCGGGTACCTCGCCAACGTCGTCTATGAATTCGCCCTGAAGCATCCGCAACCGTGGCACAGCGACGCGACCGGCTCCAGGGTTGTCGAGATGCGGACGGTCATCCCGACCGGAGGCGATCCGCACGACTGGCAAAAGATCGTCTCGTCGGTATCGAAAACCGACGCCGCCAGGAAGCGGCAGAACGTTCGCATCTGGAAGGTCGGCGGGTGCGCCGCCAAGGGCGAGCTTTACGGCTGGCTGAGGCTGCCGATACCGGAGGGAGACACGCCTTCGCCGGGCTTCCAGCACTACCCGGACTATCAGCGCGCGTGGTTCACCGGGCTCTGTTCTGAGCAGCGCAAGGTCGCAGGCAACGGTAGGCCATATTACGAGATCATCCCTGGCCACGAGCGCAACGAGCCCCTGGACACTGAGCAGTACAACCGGCTGGTAGCCGCGGTGTGCGGGATCGACCGCTTCACCGATGACGAGTGGGGCCAACTCGAAAGCCGGCCCGAGGACGAAGCGGCCGAGACGGCGCAGTCCTCGGTCCGGGACGACCGCTCTGAGCACGACGGGCGCCGGGACTGGTTTGGAAGGAAGGACTGGTTTTAGATGCTCCAGCTATCCGAGCTTCAATCTATGCGCGACACGCTGCAGCGTGCCATCTACAGCGGCACACGCCGGGTGCAGTTCTCGGACCGCCTGGTTGAGTACCACACGGTAGACGACATGCGGAAGGCGCTCGCCGACCTCGACGCCGAAATCGCCAAGGCTTCCGGAACGACGCCGTCTTCCTTCAGCCTCGCCATGCACAGCAGGGACTAAATGAACGCCCTCGACAAGTTGATCGGCTATTTCGCGCCCGAGCGGGCGTACCGGCGCGCGCGCTTCCGTGCCGCGACCGAAACGTTCTCCTACGATGGCGCGAAGACCGGGCGCCGGACGGACGGGTGGATCGCCGCCGGCGGCGACGCGAACACCGAAGTCGGCGCGGCGCTGATCAATCTTCGGAATCGCTCGCGCGAATTGCTGCGGAACAACCCGTACGCGACGAAGGCCATCGGCGAGTTGGTCGGAAACACGGTCGGGACGGGTATCGTGCCGCAGGCGAAGACCGGCGATGCGGCGACCGACAAGATCATTGACGAGGAGTGGCCGCACTTCGCCGAGAACTGCGATCCAGGCGGGCAGTTGGACTTTTACGGGATGCAGGCGCTGGTAGTGCGGACCACCGCCGAGAGCGGCGATGGAATTGTCCGATTCCGGCCGCGCATGCCGAAGGACAATCTTCGCATCCCACTACAGTTGCAGGTCCTGGAGGGTGACTTCCTGGATAGCGGGCGCACGATGAGCACCGCGACGGGTTGTGTGATCCAGGGTGTGCAGATGAACCTCCTGGGGCTGCGGGAGGCGTACTGGCTCTACAACTACCACCCGGGCGGCACGTACATCCTCAACCCGCGGGGTGGCATTTTGAGCCAGCCCGTGAGCGCCGACCAGGTGATGCACACGTATTGCCTGCTCCGGCCCGGACAGATCCGCGGCGTACCGTGGCTGGCGCCCGTGATGCTGGCGTTGCGCGACCTCGACGATTACCGCGACGCCGAACGCATGCGGAAGAAGACCGAGGCGTGTCTCGCTGGAATTGTCACGCGGCCGGAAGGTGCGGGCGGCCTGCCGATCGGCGCGAAGTCCACGGACCCGAAGACCGGTAACACGCTGGAGCGAATGTATCCCGGCATGATCGAGTACTTGAAGCCGGGGGAGGATATCCGGTTCAACGAGCCGACTGCCGCAGGTGGATACCGCGAATACCTGATGGCCGAGTTGCAGGGGATTGGTGCGGGCGTGAACGTCCCGTACGAACTGCTGTCGGGCGACCTTTCGAACGTCAACTATTCCTCGTACCGGGCCGGTATGCTCGGCTTCCGGAACGCAATCGAGGCGTTCCGCTGGTTGACGCTGATCCCGATGTTCTGCAGGCCGGCGTGGCGCCGGTTCATTGACACCCTCGTCCTGGTCGGCAAAATCCCCGAGCCGAACTACGGCGTCCAGTGGACGGCACCGAAGTTCGAGAGCGTCGATCCGCTGAAGGATGCGATGGCCGAGTTGAAGCGCATCCGTACGGGCACCCTGACGCTTTCGGAAGCGATCGCGCAGAACGGCTACGATCCCGAGAAGCAGTTGCAGGAGATCAAGCGGATCAACGACCTGCTCGACGAGTTGGCGATCGTTCTCGACTGCGACCCGCGCAAGACCAACGACAAGGGCGGCGAGCAACCTCCTGCGGACGGTGGCGAACAGCAGCCGGCGAAGCCGAAGGGCGCCGCCACGAAAACGTCCGCTCAGTTCTACTCGGCCCGGCAGTGGGACACACCCACTCGAATCTATCGCTCGTAACGGAGGAACACCAATGGCAAATCTCACCGATCAGCGCCGACCGGACCAGGACTTCCTCCGGCAGTGGGAGGAGTCCGGCAGGCAGGCACTTGCTGCGCAGATCAGTCCCGAGAGCATCAACGAGGAGCAGCGCACCGTGGACGTCATCTGGTACACGGGCGTGGACGTCGACCGATGTAGCTGGATGGATGGTCCGTATAAACTGCGCCTCGATCCGGCTGGCGCGGACCTGTCCTTGCTCAACAACGGTGCTCCCGTTTGCGACAACCACTGGATGGGCGGCGTCGACGATCAGAAGGGCTGCGTAGACCGCGCCTGGGTCGACGGTTCCAACTACAAGGCCACGTTGCGATTCAAGCGGTCCACCGAGCAGACCGGCCCGCGCCCGGCGCTGGACGGGCTCTGGCAGGACATCAAGGACAAGATCGTCACCAAGTTTTCGATGGGGGTTGAGATCCTCGCCTCCCTTGAGAAGAGGGACAAGGACGGGAAGCTGACCCTGAAGACCGCCACGAAGTGGCGCCCGTTCGAGATCAGCATCGCGCCCATACCAGCCGACTTCGGCACGACCACCCTTTCCGCCGAGCGCGGCGCGCCAACGCCGAACCGCGCACAGATGGAATCGAATTTCCGGGATCGCGAGGTACAGATCCTGCGCCTCCGGTAACGCAGTACCCCGCCGCTGCGAAGGCAGCCGGGCACTTCAAACAGGAGAAACACAACATGAAGACCATTGAGCGCCTTCGCCAAATGAAGGGCAAGGCGGTGGAATGCATGGAAGCGCTGAACGCGCTTGCCAAGAAAGAGAATCGCGAACTGAACGCGTCGGAGAAGTTGGAGTACGACGCGCGTAAGGCCGAGGCCGAAGAGTTGACCTCTGCCATCAAGCAGCTCGAAGAAGAACTGGCCGCGCAGCCGCCGACTCCCGCTCCGGCTCCGGCGCCCGCCGCGCAACCGCCCGCGCCGGCTCCTTCCGCTCCGGATGCCGAGACGCTCCGGAAGCAGGCAGTGGAGGCCGAGCGCCTGCGCGCGAGTCAGATCCGCACGATGGCCGCGCCGTTTCATCTGGACGAGAAGTTCGTGAACGCGCTGGTGGACGAAGGCGTCACCGTCGAGACCGCCCGCGAGCGCATCATGACCAAACTCGCCGCGGTCGCCGGGGAGAGGCCGAATAACCCGGCCAACCCGGGTGCGAGCATCAGCGCCGACGCCCGCGACAAGCTGCGCGCCGGCATGGAGGCGTCCATCCTGTTCCGCGGCAATCCGGCGGATTCGAAGCTGCGGGATGCGGGGCGCGAGTTCGCCGGCTTCACCCTCGTGGACATCGCCCGCGAGTGCCTGGAGTCCATCGGCATCAAGACCCGCGGCATGAGCCGGAACGAGATCGCGCGCGTCGCGCTGCAGGGGCGCTACGGGGCCGAGCAGTATTTCTCCGGCGTGGGCATGATGACCACCAGCGACTTCCCGAACATCCTCGCGAACGTCGCAAACAAGACCCTGCGCCAGGCGTACGAGGCCGCTCCCCAGACCTTCAAGCCGTTCTGCCGGCAGGTCTCCGCGAGCGACTTCAAGCCGATCAATCGCGTGCAGTTGAGCGACGTGCCGACCCTGCCGAAGATCAACGAGAAGGGCGAGTTCCACCGCACCGCGCTGTCCGACTCGAAGGAGACCTACTCGCTGGCGACCTTCGGCGAGATCGTCGCGATCACCCGCAAGACCATCGTCAACGACGACCTGCAGGCGCTCACCCGCGTCCCGGCCGGCCTGGGACAGGCCGCGGCGAACCTGGAAAGCGACACGGTGTGGGGCATCATCATCAACAACGGCAACATGGCGGATGGCGCCGCCCTGTTCGTGCTCGCGGGCCACGGCAACCTGAAGGCCACGAACGGTCTGGCGGCGGTCGCGAACATCACCGCTGCCCGCGTTCAGATGCGCACCCAGAAGGGACCGAAGGGCACGATCCTGAACCTCGTTCCCAAGTACCTCATCGTCCCGGCCGCGCTGGAAGGAATCGCGTTCCAGTTGATCAATCCGATCAACCTGGCGGCGACCGCCGCGACCTCGGACGTTCCGCAGTTCGTCCGCTCCATGATTCCGATTGTGGAGCCGCGCCTCGATGCAGCCGCGAACGGCACGACCACGTGGTACACGGCGGCCGATCCGTCGCAGATCGACACCATCGAGTACTGCTACCTCGAGGGGCAGCAGGGCGTGTACATCGAGACCCGCCAGGGCTTCGACGTGGACGGCGTGGAGATCAAGGCCCGCCTGGACTTCGCCGCGGGCGCGATCGACTACCGCGGGCTTCAGAAGAACACCGCGTAGGCGGTGGTGACGTGAACCGGGGCGGCGCTTGTAACGCCGCCCCAAGAATCTCAGAAACAGGAGAAAAGGATCATGACGAATTTCGTTCAGAAAGGCGAAACGCTCACCGTCACCGCGCCGTACGACGTTCTCAGCGGTGCCGGCGTGTTGGTGGGAATCATCTTCGGCGTCGCCGCGAACAGTGCTCTCAGCGGAGCAACCGACCTGGAGATCGCGACGGAGGGAGTATTCGAGCTTCCCAAGACCCTGGCGCTGGACGTGGCGCAGGGAGACGCCCTGTACTGGAACGACACCACCAAGGTGCTGACCAAGACGACCAGCGACGTCGGCCCGGTTGCCGAGGCTACCGCGGCAGCGGCGAACGGTGTGGCGACGGTCAAGGCCAAACTGACGACCTCGTACGCCGCCCCGCTGGACCCGACCATCCTCCGGTACGCGACGGTCGAGGTGTCGAATGCCGAGATCAAGGCGCTCCGCGCGACCCCGAAAGAACTGGTCGCCGCTCCCGGCGCGAACAAGATGTTGCAGTTCGTGTCCGCAGTCCTGGTGAACAACGGCGGCGCGAACGCGCTGACCGAATCCGCCGATAACATGGCCGTGAAACTCGGCAACGGTGCAGGCGCCGCAGTGAGCCAGGACATCGAAGCCACGGGCTTCATCGACCAGACCGCCGCGACCGTCACCAGCGCCCTGCCGAAGGTCGACCCCATCGTGGCGAAGGCGAACGCCGCGAATAAGGCGCTCGTCCTCCACAACACCGGCGATGGCGAGTACGGCGGCAACGCCGCTGCCGACGTGACCATGTCGATCAAGGTCGCGTACCGCGTCCACTCGGTGTAGCCCACGGCGGCGAATGATGGCACCTGATCCATTCGCCGCGGCCAATGCCGCCTGCGTTGCCCTCCTCGGCCAGTCTGTTTCTATTCAACCGGCCGCAGGGGATGCTTTCACTGTCCTCGGAATTCTGGAGAAGACGACGGACGAGGAGCGGCACGCAGACGGATTGTACGCGAAGCTTTTCCTCAACCGGGCCGACTGCCCGGTCCTTCCCGACCACGGCGACGAGGTGACCATCGCCGACGTGACGTATAAGGTCTTCGAGGTTCTCATCGACCCCGGTGGCGGGGTTCGACTTTCCCTGCGCGCGTGATCCCATGGCATCGGCTCGGGTCTTCTTCAAAAAGCAGGTCCGGATCGACCATCTCACCTACAAGCAGCAGGCGATGTTCAAGATCGGGAACGTCGGCGTTGCGTCGGTGAAGGCCAGGGTTGGCGCCGCGCTCGGTCCGACCGATACCCCGGCGAAGCCGCTCACGAAGCGGTGGGCCATCACGAAAACCAGGTTGGGCAAGGGGAACCGCCGCAACCTGACGTTCACCGGGGACATGCTCCGCAACTTCCTGGTCCGGACGGTGAGCGACAACAAGGCAAAGGCCAGCAACTCAACCCGCAAGGACCGCATCAAGGCTTGGATCAACCAGCAGATCGAGCCATGGGTGGTGTTTTCGCCCAAGAATACCAAGGCTGTCGAGGACGCCTCCAAAAAGGTGCTCGATGAAATGGCGCCTCGGTTGGTGCTGGAGAAAGCCCTGAACGGCGGCAAATGATCGACCCATCCGAACTCGTTAACAATCTAGTCTCGCTGCTCCGCGACATTCCGGACCTCGTCGTCGAGATGAACGGGGACGTGGAGCGGATCTTCCCGTATCACGACCAGTACCCGAAGCGCGCCAGTCTCGCGCACGCGATTCACGCGATGCCGGCACCATCCGTCATGGTCGTCTGGCAGGGAACGGGGCCGGGCACGTTCGGCGGCGTCGACGTCTGGAAGCACCAGATCACCCTCTTTGTGCGGGCGCGCGAGACGTTCGATGGCGACTCGCCGACCGGATACTACAGGCTTTTCAGGCTGATTACCAAGGGCGTTCCCGCCCAGGGTGACCAGCCAATGAGCAACACGACGGTCCACGCCTCCTGCTACCCGATGGATCTTCCAACGATCCAGCGGCAGACGGATGCGGAGGGGCTCGACTACTTCGAGATCCCGCTGACATTTACAGAAATCGGAGACGACTGATGAAGGTTTGGATGAAACCTCCCTTCGGTGCGGGCGAACCGAAGGAGGTCGATGCAACGCCCGAGGTCCTGACGCCGCTCATGGTCGCTGGCTGGAGCCAGTGCGACCCGCCGGCCAGCAACGAGGAGGTGACGACGAATGTCCACGACTAGGCTGCAGGAGGTCCTGGTTGCCTTTGGGAAGGGCAAGCAGACCGACATCGCTACCGCGCAGGCGGCGGCCGTCATGTGGCGGTTCGGAAAGATCAACGCCGCGCTCGCCAACCCGAAACTGGCGACGGAAAACGACGCCGAGGAGTACGGCAAAGGCCACGAGTTCGCGACCCAGACGTTCAAGACGGCGTGGGACGTGGGCGGAACGCTGGAGAAGTACCTCGGCGCGGAAATCGCAGCCTGGGCCATGGCGTTCGGGCTCGGCAAGGTCGTGAAGTCCGGGACCACCCCGAATTTCACGTACACCTGCACGCCGCTGTTCCCGTCTGCCGGCGACGCCGCCGAACTGCCGTATTTCTCGTATTGCGAGCAGATCCGACCGGGCGCCGGGGTGGTGCTCGATCGCATGGCCATCGGTTGCGCCGTCGAGGGCTTCCAGATTTCGGTTGGATCCGGTCCCGGCCGCGCGAATTCGAAGCTCTCCGTCGAGTTCGTCGGCTCCGGAAAGGTTACGGATTCCGCGACCGGCATCACCATGCCGGCGGCGACCTCCGAGAAACTGCTTCCCTCGGCGTCGCTCACACTGACCATCAACGGCGTCGATTACGTCACGAACAAGAACATCGTCTCCCTGGAGACGGGATGGAAGAACAACATCCGGATGGACTCCGGCTTCTTCCCGGGCTCCGGCTTCCAGACGGCGGGCGACGGCTCCACGGGCGCGATCCGGGGCCGACTCGAGTTCGGCAACCGCGCCGGGAACCTCCGGTTCGTGGCCCGCTTCGAGAACGGATCGGCGGAATACACGAAGCTCAAGGCGCAGACCACGGGCACGGCGGTAATCCACCTCCAGTTCGATGTCAACAATGCGCTCGACCTTACCTGGCAGAAGGTGGCGTTCCAGACGGTCGAGATCGGCGAGACGGACGGCATTCTGACCGTGGCGGTCGAGTGCACCCCGATGTACGACGCCAGCAACGGCATCCTCACGGCTGTCGCAAAGTGCGGCGTGGATGGCATCTGCCAGTAAGCGAGACTCTTTCATGGAACAGACGGCAGTTTTCGACGCTACCAGGGCAATCGCCCTCAAGATCCCCGGCCCGGACGGTGGAAAAACCGTCCGGGCTCGGTTCCCTTCCGACGAGGAGTGGACCGAGCGGCAGCGGCGCCGCAAGGTGATCGTGAAGCAACTTGGCCGCGGATCTTCCGAAACCACCATGGTCGGCGGCGAGGAAGTGGACGCCGGGCTCCTGGCGAAGATCAGAACGGATGACGGCCACCCGGCTGTCGACCAGTACGAGGCTTCGCGCATCATCCAGGAGTTGAGCGAGTGCGACATCGACGATGTGGTACCCGCTGGCGACGCTTTCCGCATCTCCCTGCGGGTTCCGGGCGGGAACACCACGGTGGTCGTGGGCATGCCATCAGCGAAGGACGTGACCGAGTACCGCCGCGGATTCGCCACGGTGCTCGACAGGCCCTACGGTCGCCAGGAGTTGACCATCAACCTTCGCGTCGCCGGGGACCTGTTCAAGAAACTGGTCCAGGCGGTGGAGGGGTACGCCGAGGACGTTCCGATCATTCACCAGGCGGCGGCCGTCAAGGGCGCGATTGAAGCGCTGGACTACACCTTCGCGGAGGATCGGGAGGCAAATTTTCGCAAGGGGAGTGGCCAGACCAACCCTCCCTCCGCTATATAGTCCATTGGGTGCTCCGGCGCGATCAGTTGTGTGAGCCGGGACTGTGCCCGGACGCGCCAGAAGATGGGGGGCGCTGCGATCGGTGCCCGCTGGATAAGCTCGATGCCGCTCAGTCCAGCGAGACCGGTCTACTGATTCGGCGCGCCATCGACCTAAAAAGCGCCCTGAAGATGGGTGTCCACATCGGCCTGGATGATATTCGGGCCGATGAATTCTACGCCATGGTCGTCATCGACGACGAGAGAGAGAAGTTCGACCGCGAGCAGGTGAACAATGGCCGACAAAAGTAAGATCGAACTGGTCATCGAAGTCGATCCGTCCAAGGGCAACGCCGGCATCAAGTCCATCAATACCGGCCTGTCCAGCATGGAGCAGTCCGCGGTACGTGCCACCCGCAGTGCGTCCCAGGGGATGGACGGGTTCACATCGAGCATGGTCAAGGGTGCGGCTGTTGGAAACCTGCTCGCGGAGGGAATTCGGACGGCTCTCGGTTGGCTGAAGCAGATGACGGTCGAGGTGGCGAAGTACGCCTCCCGGACCGAGGTGATGACCATCGTCAGTAACCAACTGGCGAAGGTAAACAACGTCGCGGCCGGGTCCGTGGATCTCCTCATCAAGCGCATCACCGGTCTTGGTATTACGACCCAGGAGGCGCACGGCGTTATTCAGCGCATGATCTTCGCGGAGTTGGACCTCGCGAAGGCCATCCAACTGGCGCGCGTGGCTCAGGATGCCGCTGTCATCGCGAACGTCAACTCCTCGGAGGCCCTCGAAAACATCATCCTCGGCATCACGACGGGCCAAACCCGGTTGCTCCACAACATGGGGCTCCAGGTGTCGCTGGAACAGACTATCCAGGCCGAGGAGAAGCGGCTTGGGCGGGCCATTACCGAGAGCGAGAAGCGCTCGGCCATGCTGAACAAGGTGCTGGAGGAGGGGGTTAAGATCCGAGGCACCTACGAAGCGGCAATGCAGAGCGTAGGCAAGCAGATGACTTCCCTTCCGCGCTATTTCGCCGAGGCGAAGAACGCCATCGGCGAGCGGTTCATGCCGGAAATGCGGAAGGTGATCGACGGCTTGAAGGACCTGGCGATTTGGCTCAAGGATAATTCGGCGATGGTCGCCGATCTCGCCAAGGTTATCGCCACTGCTGCCGGGATCGTAGCGGCTGCGGGGCTGGCTACCAAGCTGTTTGAGATCGTGGCCGCACTGCGCGGGCTGGTGGCGCTCGCCGCGGCGAACCCTATCGGGCTTATCGCTGCGGGGGTGGTCGGAGCCGGCGCGATTCTGTACTCGGAGTGGCGCAAGATGGAAGCGCCGTTCCGGGCTATGGACGAGGCGTACCAGAAGTGGCTGCAGAGCCAGATCACGGGCGCGAAAACGGGCGCGGATCTGGCTTCCGCGACCGACAAGGTCGAGAAGGCGTTCGCCGCCGGAACCATCGGGGCGAAGGAATACGCCCAGGCCATGGACATGCTCGACTCGGCCAAGGCTCGTGTCTACGGATGGGGCGACCTCTCCGATTTCAGCAAGAACCTCGGCCTGAAGATCAAAATTCCGAACCCGAAAGAGGAAGCGGCGGCGGCAGCCGCGCTCGCGGAGGAGATCCGCAAGGAGCAGCTCTCGAACGATAAGGCGTTCCGGGATCGCGCGCTCGAAGCGTCCAGGGCTGGCCTGACCGGGCTCGCGAAGGACATGGCCGATGTGAACGCCGAGATCGGCAAGCGGAACGTCATGGTGGATAAGGCAGGCGTCTCCCACTACGTGCCGCTCACGAAAGCCGCGTGGAAGTCGATCATCGAAGAGCTTCAGTACAAACTCGCGGCGTTCAAGCATAAACTCGCCAAAGACAATCGCGAGCACCTCGCCGACTACCTGAAGGCGGAAGAAGAAGCCGCGCACAAGCGCATGGAGTACGAAACGCGAATCTTCCAGCAGCGGCTCGCCAACGACGAGGAGATCGCCAAGCGTAATCTGGAGCACATCGGTTCCCTGTACCAAATTCAGGAGGAGCGCGCCGGCTACGTCCGGGATAAGCAACTCCGGGACGTCGATGGAATGGACGCCCAGACTTTGCAGCAGAAAATCTGGGTGGAGGGCCGGAAATCGGAGATCGAGATCGAATACCTGGAAAAGGTCCACGAGATCAAGATGCGCCTTTTCGATCTCGAAACCTCGCGGATGGTCCTGGAGGAAGAGGCGAACATGAATCGCCTCGGCTACCGGGCAGACGAGGTGAAGGCGCGAATCGCGGAGCTTAGCCAGCAGCGTGAGGATATCCGACAGGCGACCCAAGAAGGGACGGACGCCTCCATCGATGCCGCGCGCCAGAACGCGGCGAACCGCCAGGCGCAGATGGTCCGGGACCACAACCGACAGGTCTTTGAGTCACTGAAGCAGCAGGCGGGCGGCGTGTTCGACGCGCTCCTCACCAAGTCGCAATCGGTGTGGCAGGCAATCGGTAACTCGTTCAAGACCGCCATCCTCACTGCAATCAAGGAAGTTGTGACATCGCGTGTCGCGGCCATGTTGATGCAGTTGTTCACCGGCCAGAGGGCATCGTTCGCTGGCGGTGCCTCCCCCGGTGGATTGGGTGGCATGCTGGGTGGGCTTGGGGGAATGCTTGGGGTTGGATCGGTCCCGGTTTTTGGTGGATCAAACAGCGGCCCCATCCCCGGTGGTGCCGCGGGCGGATGGGGAACGCCTCCGTTTATTTCCGGCGGATCCGGCACTGGTGGGTGGGCCGGTGGAATCTCTGGTTGGGCTGGCGGGCTTGCGAACCTCAAGTCGTTTTTTGGGATCGGTGGCAGTATAGAGACCGCTCCCGGCGTTGCTACAACCTGGGAATCGGCCACACTAGGGCAGAAGCTCTCGTCCATTGGCAGGTCGAATGCCTCATTGATGGGGGGCGGGCTTCTGGCGATCGATGGAGTTCGTCGCGGCGGATGGGCCGGACTCGCAGAAACGACAGGAGGCGGGGCCCTCATTGGCGCGAAGTTTGGCGGTCCACTGGGAGCCCTGATCGGCGCTGGAGCGGGTCTTATTGGCGGGCTGGTGGGGCTATTCCGCGAGTCGGATACCGACCATGCGCGGAAGCTCATCAAGCAGGTGTACCAGGTCGATATCAGCGATAAGCAGTACCTGCAGAAGATCGTCGACATAGCGAAGCAGTCGTTCGCCGGAAGCATCAGCACGGCGGTGTACAGCCCCCAAGTGCGCGAGCTCGTCGAGTTGTACAGCCAGACCCGCGGAGGCTCCTACTTCAACGCCTACACGCCCAGAGCCGCCACGTTGGCCAACTCAGGCGGGGCGCTGACTCAGTCTCCGTTTTACGTGAATGGATCGGCCTACGCTTTTGCCTCATCGGCTCCGACTACTCCAGGGAGCGGAGCCGTTACGCGAGTTGGCAGCGCCTCACCGCAGATAACGCTCTCGCTCGATCCCGGAGCCACCAAAAGCGTCCTCAACGGGCGGGCGACGTCGCTGCTCGTTCCCGGGGCGATTCGGGGCTGACCATGGCGCTCGGGTCGGTCTCCAACGCCGCGCCTGCGACGGTCCTACCGTTCAGTCTGTGCGTTTCATTTTCCGAGGGTCTCGAAGTCCAAGAGCGCGGCCTCGAATACCGAGACGGGACGCTGGAGCGCTCGCGCCTGGTTGAGACAACGCGGCGCCGCTTCTCCCAGGCGAAGAGGCTGACCGTCGATCAGATGGACGATCTGCGTGAGTTTTGGGACGCGCGGAAGGGGCCCCTGGAGCCGTTTTACTTCTACCACTGCAAAGAAGGAGCGCACGATCCGACTGGAGTTGCGACGGCCGGCCGGTACACGGTCAGGTTCGACGGCGACTGGTCGGAGCAGTGGGGAATGGCGCGTGGTGACGTTTCGATATCGATAGTGGAAATCGCATAAATGAGCGACACGATCGGCAGAATCACGGTACCCGACGTAACGCCCAGCGGGACCTTTCCGCTGAAGCCTGACTACGGGTATGGTGTAGCCCAGCAGCGTAAGGTCATCACGCACACGTTCGGATCCGCGAACGCCAAGATAGAGCAGCGCTTCTACGTGGGAACCTCCGCGCGCCGGTTTCTGTTCCGCCGCGCCAGCCTGAACGAAACCGCGCGGCGTTTACTACGCGATTTCTGGCAGACTCAAAAGGGACCGGACGGCGCATTCACCTACAACGCGCCGGCGCCAGGAGGAGCCAGCACTGAGGCGGTCACGGTGCGCTTCGAGATTGCCCCTCTGACGTTCGAGCACCTCTCGGACACCATGTGCTCCGTCGGGTTGACATTCGTAGAGGTCGTCAATCCGGCGGACGCGCCCACGTACAGCGTCTCGTCGACGTGCACGCGGTTCCCGTCGTTGGCGCTCAACACCGCACTTCTGAGCCAAGTCCAGGAAATCATCCCGCTCGTCCACATCACCGTACGCGAGGAGGGCGTCCCGGAAATCTACCTTTCGGACCGTCGGTGCACGGTCGACGGCCAGCTCTACTTGCCGCGACTCCTCCGTATCGGGGAAGAGGGCGGAGACGCGCTCATCACACAAACGCTCGACGGCGCCCCTGACGACGTGCGATTCGTATTCGGGAACTCCGACCGGGTAATGGCGGAGGTATCGCGCGACACGGATCTTCGCGACGCGCGCATCGATCTGTCTCTCTACCACGTCGGCAGCGCAATCAAACTGGACCTATGGTCTGGCCAGATTGCCGACTGGCAGATCGACGACGGGCCGGAGTTTCCAGTCACCGCGCAGGACTGGCTACGTAACGACAGCCTCATGGTACCTGAGGCGAGAATTACCCGGACATGTCGTAAGCCGTTCAACACCGCGGCCGCCGGCTGCCCCTACGCGACGCAGGGTAGCGGTGGAGACCCGGATGTCTGCGATCACTCCTACGATGGCGACAACGGATGCGTGGCGCACGGGATGAAGCGCTATTTTGGGGGGGTCCGGGCTGAGGTGCAGGGCGTTCTCATCAAGGACAACTCATCGGGTACTTTTGGGATTGGCAGGCGCCTGATGAATGCTACCAGCCAGGTTGCCGACTCCATCTACGGCGACGCTTTGCCGGCGATCTGGCACGATGACGATGGGAAGCCGAATCTCGGGCTTCCGGTGAATGCCAAGCTCGCCGCCGGACGGCCGGAGGGCGATTTCTATGACGCTCTCGGGATAGTCGGCGAGGGGCCGTTGAGCGCGTACACCGAGCCACAGATGTATGAGCAGGCGGACGGGGCGAAGATTATGCTGGCGCACACGGTCGACGGCTCTCCGCACCATGGCTTCCGCACCGACGGAACTGGAAACGACTTCGGACTGCGGACCGTGCGCGGAACCGATCCGGCCGGCGATCACGATTACTTTTCGCTCGGTCGCGTGGGAACATCGGCTGGATCTGGAGAAGTGGCAGACGGTGGATCGGTATATCGGGACGTGTTTGCGGCTGGCGCGGCTTTCGCCGAGATTCGAATCTCCGTTCCCAAGGGCTCTCCGCCATCGAGCATCACCGAGCACGCCATGAAAGTGTTTGTGTCCGGAGGACTCTCAGGTTACACCTGGGACGCCCCGGGCTCGCGGACGCTGGCGCCGCGCGTTACCAATCCGGTATGGGTAGCGGTTAACACGTACCTTCGGGGAATGGGACTTCGCAGCGCGACCGCGGCGGAGCAGGAAGCGTACTTCGACATCGAGGCGGCGATTGCGACGGCGGATATCTGCGACACCGTGGTTGACAAGTTGGTAGGTACTGGCACGGAGAGGCAGTATCGTTTCCGTGGCGTACTGGCAGACCCGAAACCACTGCGCGACTGGCTTCGTGAGATCCTCAACACCTGTCTCGGTTACTTCACTTGGTCGGCCGGCAAGCTCAAGATCGGCTTGCGCTACTCGGCAGAAGCGCCTCACGCACTCACCATCGGGAACGTGTTGCTGGGATCGTTGCGCGTGGCTCCGATCAAGCCGCAGTTCGAGCGGTTAATTGTCGAGTACGCCGACGAAGAGTACGGATTTCAGCGCAACCAGTCCGAGTATCGGGACGATGACCACGCCGCACGCCGCGGCCGCCGCATCAATCCTCTGACATCTACGCTGGCCCTGGTGGGCTGTTCTTCGAAAAGCCTCGGAGCGCGTATTGCGACGATTCGCACGCGCGAGGAGGTTGGCGGCGTCACCGAGTCCGAGCAACGCGCCGCCGCGGAAGTATCGCTGCGGACGACAATTCTGGCGCTGGAGGTTGACGCTGGATCGGTGTGCTCATGCTCGACAGGGCTCCCCGATTACCAGGGGAAGTTCCGCGTCACCTCCTGGCGGCTCAATCGCGACTGGTCAATCGATCTGGCTGGCCGAAGCGTTACCGACAGCATGTATGACGTCACCACCGGCCCGAAGGCTGTTGACGCTCCGGCTGCGCCGATTCCTGTTGAGCCGGCGCGCGACTGGAACCCACCTCCGGAACCGAGCTTTGGAGTCGCGGTCTCATCCCTGGATCCCACGGTTGCTGAAGTCTCTGGGTTGACCTTTCCGGACGGACCCGACAACACGCATACCGTCGAGTCCGGGTCGTTTTCATTCTGGTACGTGGACGAGGCCGCAGTCTGCCCTACGCTCGCCGCAGGCATCGATGCTGATGACACCTCCATGACGCTCGACTCGGCGTCCGGAGTAGGCAATTCTGAGTACTACCTGATCGGAGCGGAGATCGTCGGAACGACGGGGGACCCCACGGGCGACGTGGTACCGATCGCGCTCCGTAGCCAGCTCGGCAGCACGGCCGCCAGCCACTTGACCGGCGTCGCGGTTCGCAAGCTTATTCAGCGTGTGGTCACCGTCGCCTGGCCAAAGTACTTCTGGGATTCGGCCGACGCCGCAGGCTGGAAGCTCGACGTCTCGCTGCCCGACACCAAGCTTGTAGCGGTCGTGGCTACGGTCCGCAATGACTACGGCGAAGGCCCGGCGGGTATCGTATGCACGACCGGAACCACGGACCAAGGTCTTCGCCTTCAGTCGCCGTCAGCCGGATCGGGCGCGCTGACGATGATCGCGGTGGTCAACACGGACCGCTCGCTCTCGGCTTCTGACGGAGATCAAGTGGTTACGGTAACCACAACGACGCGCGGCTGCACGATTACACTTCCGCCGGAGTCGGGAATGATTGGACGCACGGTCACAGTGAAGCGCGCCGCCGGCTCCACATACGACGTTATCGTCGCCCCAGGTGCGAGCGACACGATCGAGGGTTCTGGTAGTTCGGTAACGATGTCCGAGGACAGCGAAAGCAGAACCTGGACGGGTCAGTAATGGGGAACTGGATACAGACCAGCAGCGCCGGGCCGCAGACTGGCGGAGGAGTCTATGCTCCCCTTCTGCCGGCGAGCGTCTCGGCGTCTGAGAACACTGCGCTTCGCACGGTCGATCCCAATACGCGCGAACCGATAGACGTGATCGACGTGACGATCACCAGGCAGACGGATGATCGGGCTGAATGGTTTGACGGGTGGCTCTACGATCCTGCTGTGGGATGGGGAGGAAGTGAAGGCAGGTGGAAGGTGGGGGATACCGTTCGGATCTACCGCAAGGCCCCACCGACTACAACGTCCGGCTACAAGGTCCGCTTCACAACTGGCTCGAGCCAGGGCGAGAACGACCCGGCGAACGCGGTTGAGAGTGGAGCGTTTTCTCTTACGGGTGTACAGCGCCCGGCGGCCAGTGGCGTCAGCATCGTCACGCCGGGTGCATTCTCCGTGCGAAGCCGTCCGGACGGCTCGATCTACGCATACATATCTCCCTTCACTTGGCAGGACCCGACGGCTGATGTATGGGCGTTCTTCACGCGCATCACCGTACAGGTGGGGCGCTACATCAGCGGCGTCTGGACGCCGGCCCCGGGTCGCACTGCGGCGGTAGATGAAGGTGGAGATGAGATTCCCCATGCCGGCACGCAGGTTACTGGTGGATCGCACTCCACCAATGGGCTCGCGCTCGACTTCAATGCTCCGGGGTCGCTCAACAACATCGTGAAATTCCGGTTCTATCTACAGAATCGGCTCAGCACGAGCGAGTGGGATTTTACCGACACCAACAAGACCAGGTATCAGCTCGACTACGACGTCAGCATTACCCCCATCGCCGTGTCGTCGGTGGCATTGAGCGAGACCGGCTCTCGCAGCATCAACGCCAGCCAGGAGACCTTCTCCACCACCAGGACTACGGTGGCGGTGTCGGTGAATCCGGCGACGCTATCGCTGACGCTCTGGCACAGCTACGATAACGGGACGACATGGGATTGGATCGGATGGTTCGACAAGACGGGAACCTCCGGGATCACGCTCGATGTCGTGCATGCCGTCCCGCTGACGGCCGGTACGTGGAAAGCGGCGGTGGCTCCGCGCCAGGTAGGACGCACCTCGACGCTACCAGCCGACGCGGTGGTGAGCTCCGCATACGCAATGCCTGGGCTTTCCGCGCCAGCCGCCTCCTCGGTGCATTCCGCCTCTGTCAGCACGCCTGTGCTCTACAGGGTCAACGAGCAGGGGATTCAGTACTGGGGTCTGGAGTATGTGAAGGCAACGCTGAATGGCACAGCGGGAGCTGCCGTTGACGTCTACGCGTGGACCACAAAGTGGCAGGTGCGGAAGTGCAACATTGACGGAAGCGTCGCCGCTCCCGATGCTGAGGGAGAGTGGAGAACCTTCGCTGAGGTGCTGCGCCCGATTACAAACAAGGAATTCGTCATCCCGATTGACCAGTGGACAGTGCCGGCCGATCCTACATATTCGTATTTCCAGTTTCGAATCGTCCTGATAAATCGAAATGAGACGTCTACGATCGCGACGTGCTGGGGGGGCGGCGCTACAGCTTCGTCTCCATTTCAAGTCCTGCCGCAGGGCAGAACGCTGAAATTGACCGCGGCAAGCCCGGAAACCATCGGAGTTGTGGGCGATGGTCGGGAGCTGTTGGTGGATTGCGGCTTTGAGTTTTCCGCGATTGGTCCCGTTGATGGCACGCCCGGAAAACGGAGGTGGTATCCCAACTCGGGCAGTATGGCCGTCGCGGCCGGGGCGGGACTCCCAGCCGGCGGGGGCCAATATGCTTCTGTGCCGTATGTCCAGTACGCCGGAGCCTTGCAGTTTGTGCCAGTCCGTGTTGGCTACCGATACTTGCTTGGTTGCTGGGCGCGTTCCGACGCTCTAGCGACGCAGCCAATGCGGCTATACGTGGATTTCTATAGCGACAACGGGGATAACCTCGGCTCATTTGCTGCGACGGCAGACTTGCCGTGTTCGACGACGTGGCAGTGGTACACGCTGCTGTCGCTTCCGGCTCCTTCGGGTGCTTCCTGGGCGCGTACCATCTTTGCCTGGCAACCTTCTGGGAGTGGAGCCGGCGCGTGGTGGATTGATGGATGTTCCGTGACGGAGGCTGTAGATGTGGGTCCAGGTCTACACGTCAACGCTTCCGGAGGGCTGCAGTTTTCGGCCGGTCTAGGCTTAGAGGATGATGGATCGGGCGCGTACAGAGTGAAGAACTCTGCGTATATCGAGATCAATGAGGCCGGAGAGCCCATAATAAAGCCGGCATCGATATCGTCGGATAACCTAGCGCCATCTTCGCTCGGTGACCTTTCGAAGTATTCGTCGTCCGTTAGAGCCGTGAGCATTGTGTTTGGTGAGCCCAGCCTACCTAACACTTTATATCCGAACGGATCAGTTATTTTCGACTTATCTGTCGGCTACTACAAAGCTAATACCTCCGGGGTCTGGAAATCTGCCGCGCGCGCCTCGGATATTATTGCCGGGACGCTCGCGTCCGGCGTATCGTACTCCGGCGTCGTGAATGCTGGACAGGTCAATGGCGGGCAGTTCCTGGGTGCTGCATATACGATGGTAAACGGGGACACGACGGCTAAAATAGGAGCGTTCTCGGACGTCAATTTCTCCCTGACTGCTGGGTTAAAGGTGAGTTCCGGCTCCAGCTATCTCGGCGTCGATTCGTTTCGCTTGAAGTGTTCCGCCAATTACGGAAACGATGTCAGTGAGATTAATCCAGGGGGATTTTACCACAGCGTTTCCGGAGATACGTATTACGGTCGGCTGCAGCTTGGCAGGCTGCTGGTAAGTCACGGACTGTCAACGGCCAGCTCGGCGTACTGGAATTATCCCCTGGTGCTCGGGAATTATTATATTTGGGTCGACGCGTACGGGAGGTTGCGGATCAAGCTGGGTGCGCCAACGAGCGATTTGGATGGCGGACTGGTAGGGCTACAAGCCTAGACAACGGAAGGAAAAAAATGAACGAGACCGAAAAAGAGAAAGCGATTCGAGATTTAGTGGCTTCTGGCGGTTCGATGGAGACGTTAATCAGTCAACTGCACACGCAGCGCCGAAAGCTGGAGTTAGAGCAGGCGCGCGCGCGCCAGCCGCAAGTGTCATTGTCGGATGGTTTCGTCGATGCCATCCGCGACGAACTGCGTAGGCAACCGACAGTCGATGAGATGACTCCGTCCGGCATGGACTATCTCTGCTTATCGGTTCAGGACTGCATTGACTCCGGGAACCTCACGGACATCATGTTTGCCTTGGCGCGGGTGTGGCGCAAGGCTTGGTTTCTCCAACCGCACCTTGGACCGATCACTCAACCGAAAACGTGACGAGGTTGTCTTGTTTGGTATACCGCTGTACGGATAATGAGGCAATTTCCGCGCGCGGAACCAATACGAGGGCGGTGCCGCAGTAGCCAGCATTGAGATGCGGTGGGTTACGCAGCCAGATCGTTCCGGTCTCGGCGTTGCGCCGCGTGTATCGGATCTCAAAAGCGTCGCTTGGGAAGTCGCTGCATGCGGTGATGAGCACGCCACGCACCTCCGCCGGCGGATCAACGACCGCCGGTATCGGTAGCGGGTTTCGATTCGACCAGTCCAGCACAAAAATCTCGACGTTATCTTGACGCGCCCTGTAGGGCGTTTGGGAAAACGCCGCAAGTGCAATCAAGCATAGTAGTGAGCGCTTCATGGCGAGCACAGTATAGCACATGCGTTTTTTTCGGTGTGAGTCAGGCAGTGACTTGCGCTACGTAGTTTCGTATATCTTACGACCGAGCACCAACTGAAGGCACAGGGAGTGTTACTGTCTGCGTATCAGTGTGCATTGGCGGTGTTGTGCGGCGCCGCGCCACTTCGGCCGGGAAGGAATAACACCAAGGGGGGAATTGGTGAATGGAAGAACCGCTGGCGGTAATGCGGGCGCTTGTGAGGGTTCTTAGGTCTCTGGGATTCACAAATCCAGCCATTACAGCCGCGCTTGGAAACATCGGGAAGGAAACCGGTTTTAGGTTGTGCGAGGAAGATTTGGATTACAGGCGCACCCCAAACTCCCGTATCAGGAAGGTGTTTGGATCTCGAATCAACATGTCCGACGATGCGCTGACGGCCATGAAGCAGTCGCCGGAGCGATTTGCGGAGCACGTGTACGGTATGGGGTGCGTCCTGGGGCGCAGAATAGGGAACACGGGTCCCGGGGATGGGTGGAAGTTTCGGGGGAGAGGGTACATACAGATAACCGGGCGCACAAACTATCTACGCGCCTCTCGTGATCTATACGGCGATGATCGGCTGGTGCAACACCCCGAGATGCTGAATGATCCTGAATGCGCGGCGACCGTCTCTGGTTGGTACCTGCTTCGTGCAGTGCCAATAATGGCGAAGCGAATGGGACTAGACCCGGCTGCGTGCTCGCAATCCGATATGAATCTTCTGTACACGAGCGCCATCGCCGGAACCCCGATTAGGCGCGGGGTTGGGTACCTGGGGAATGAAGTCATAAAGAAAGTGGACGCCTGGGCCGACAAGGTGGTGGAGGTGGTGAATGAGTAAGATGAAGGATGTGCTGGTCTGCGCATTGCTGGCGTCCATGACGTTGGTGGCGGTATACGCCGTCCTACTGATCCGGGAGGCCACGACAGCTATGCGCGCGGTTCCGGCGTGGCTCCAGACCGAAGTGCAGGCCACCCGCGCGGACCTCGTCGGGCAGCTCGCCGACGCGCGGAGCGACATCACCGCCCAGATCGAGGGAGCACGGACGGACGCGCTCACCAGGACCGAGCGTCAGGTAGCGGCACTCCAATCCGGCGTACTGCAAGAAGTTGGCCTGATACGGCAGACTGCCGACCGGCGGCTCGGCGATACCCTGGCGCGGGCGGATACGGCACTGGCGCAGGTCGCGGGTCTTCGCTCGGACCTAAAACCGGCCATCGATGGTGCAGTCGCCTTGGAGACGGATGCGAAGGACTCCTGGGATGACATGTATTGGGACGTGAAGGCGCTCGTAGGCTCGGCGACCGTCGCGGCGCGCGGCGTCGCGGAAACCTCGGATGCGGTCGGGCAGGCCGCGCCCAAACTGACGATCGCAGCAGCCAGTATTGGCGCCAGCGCGTCCGGCATAGCCGCCGACGTCAAGCGCGAGGTTGACGAGGCGACCAAGCCAAAGAAGTGGTGGCAGAAGGTGCTCGGCCCGTTCTACACCGCGGTTCGACTCGTCGGCGTGTTCCTGTAATCAATCTCGAAAGGACAACCGAATATGAAGTTTCGACTCGTTGTAATTATCGCTCTGTGCATGGCCGTCACCGCCATGGCGCAGACCACGCTGCCGACTCTGTCGCAGCCGCAGTTCATCCTGTCCGGCGGTCTCGGGTTCAATCACTACGAGACACCGCAGATCAAGGGGCAGCTCAGCTTCGCGACGCGCGTCGCGGACGGTCTCTACAATATCTCTACGCTGAACACCACGTCCAAGGTTTCCACGCTCTCCACCGGGATCGCGAAGCGGTTTCATGTTGGCGAGGGATTCGCGCTGTCGGCCTTGGTGGATGGCGGCATTGCGACGGGCGGAGGGAATGTCGGCGGGGCGGTGTCCGGAGGCGGCATCCTCACTTACGACGTGTCGAAATGGTCGAAGGTGTCGGGATCGTTCGCATACGGAGCGGTCCAGATCGCACAGACGAGTCTGGGCGGCGTGCAACCGACGTTCTCGTTCGGGGTGGGAAAGGTGTTCTAGGCGGAGCAGGGCCTGGAGAGATGAACTCGTTATCTAACATTCTGCGCCAAATTGGATCCGGCTTGGCGGTGTTTATTGAACGTGAAGCCGGACACATTGTGATCCTCGTCGTCCTTATCTGGTGGAGTTGCCAGATAATGCAACATAACGTCGAGTTCGGGCAACGACTGGCAGATCAGGCGATCGGAGCATTGCTGTATGCGATGAACATTCGCAGGCAGAAAAGATAAAAGCACAACGGGATGGGGGGGGGCGTTCCATGGAGACGGGAGACATCAGTCTAGACGAGCACAAGTTCCGGCTGCACGTGGTGGAGTCGTTGACTCGCCTGGAGGTGATCGGAGAGGCAACAACGAGTCACCTGGCTAGGCTAAACGGGAGCGTGGCGCGGCACGAAGAGAGGATTGGCACCATCCAGGCGTCTATGGTAGACCAAGCGGCCGAGCGCAGAACGGTCGTGGCGTGGTGGGCGCGCCTGTCCCCACTGGTGTGGCTGGCGGTTGGTGGGGTTATCGCGATGTTTTTAATGCACGGGAAAGAGCTTCTGCAGGTCTTTAAGGGGTAGACGATGAAAACGATGAAAGTGTCTCTGCTTGCGGCCATCTTGCTGTGCGCGAGCGCCATAGCGGCGGTTGAGATATCCGATACCGTCTCTACTCCATTCAGCGGGATAGCGTTCAACGGAAGAATGGTCGTCTCTGGACCAAACATGACCACGGCCGATGGCCGAACGGTATTGAGGTGGCAGGCCACATATCAAGTGTCATCTGGGGTGATTTCTCCGAGTATATATCTGGAGCCAAACGACACCTCAACACCGCCCGGCACTTCGTATTCGGTGCGGTACATGCCTTCCGCCGGAGGAGGCCCAGCGTGGACAGAGACGTGGGTTGTCCCGACCAGCAATACGCCGCTGACGATACAGCAGGTGCGCATCGTTGGATACTCCCAACTGACCGCTGGGCTCATGGTTGCGCCCACCCAGATCTTGAGATCGGGAGCCACCACCGGTCAGTCGATGTGCTGGGATGGGGCGCGCTGGGGCCCCGGAACGTGCGGCGGCGCGTCGAGCGTGTTCGGAAGAACGGGTACGGTGACGGCGCAATTAGGAGACTACACCACGGCGCAGGTAACCGAATCGGGCAATCTGTATTTCACCTCGGCGCGCGTACTCTCGGCCATGTCCGGTTTGTATCAGGCTCCGATTTTAGGGGCTCCGAGCACCTGGCCATCCTCGTTCACGCCCGCGACTCACGCATCGAGCCACGCCAGCGCCGGTGCCGATCCTCTGACCATCGGACAATCGCAGGTGAGCGACCTCGTCTCGGACCTTGCGGAGAAAGCAATGGCCTCCGATCTCGCGGCGCACTCATCCCGGGCCGACAACCCGCACGCGGTCACGAAAACACAGGTGGGGCTCGGCAGCGTTGATAATACGGCCGATTCTGCAAAGCCCATCAGTTCCGCGACGCAATCAGCCCTGGATCTGAAACTCGCCACGTCGGCGCGCGGCGCCGCGGACGGTGTTGCGTCGCTGGACTCCGGCGCGAAGGTGCCCACGGCTCAGTTGCCCCCATCGGTCGTACAGACCGACGGATCCGGCAACGTGGCCATCGCTGGCTCAGCGAGCTTTGGGACCCCCGGCCAGTCTACATATATTGACATGGTTAGTGGGACGTGTCCCACTACCGCGAGCACTGGGTATGATGGGACGCTGTGCTTCCAGGCTGGGCAACTCTGCCAGGTTACGAACGGGGCCCCGGTATGTGGGCTCGGCGGATCTGGAGGATCGGGCGGCCCCACGTCGTATCCGCTGCGGACGAAGATCAGCGGGGCGACGAGGGATTCCACGACGGATGGCTCGGTCGATACGTACACGATCCCAGCCAGTACCATGGCGGTGGGAGATATCCTGCGCATTCATGCGTATTGGACCCATACCGGCGGTACTACCCTGGTGCCCCGCATCAACACCAAGATCGGGGGCTCCGCGATCCACTCACAGATAGCCCCGGTCGCGTCGGAAACAGCGCTCAGGTTGGATGCCGAGATCATGATCGTCGCATCGGGTGTGTCTGCCCAAAGTGCAAGTACCGCCTGGTACCGTTTGGCGGCTGGAAGCTTTGGGGGAGCACTGGCCGGATCTCCGTCGTTTGATCCGAACGCGGCACAGACCATCGATTTCAGGTGCAACTGGCAGACAGGGTCAGGCGAGACGTTGACGCTTGTCTGGTTCAGCGTCGAAATCGTGAAGGTCGCGAACGTTCAGTAGGAAAAGGAGCATAAGATGGACCAACAGTTTATCGACTACATCATTCGGCAGGCCGCGCTCGCGCAGGCGAGATACGACGCGACGTACGCCGACGATTTGCGGCGGTTCCAGGAGGGATGCGAGGCGTATCCGGCGCGCGCGCAACACCAGTACGATATCGACGGCACGATTCTTGTGCCTCCGACCGTACCGGTAAAGAAGACATGCGCTGAGGTCAACGGGATCTTGGTCGAGGGCACATGGGTGGACCCGAACCTGCACGCGCCCGTGTTCAGCCCGCAGGTGGTGCCCGTGCCCACTGGGCTGCCCAACATTTCGCAAGCCACCACACTGGATCAGATCGCGCTCAGATTGGACCAGCTCGGCGGCATGCTGGTCCTGCTCGCCAATAAGCTCGACGTGATCACGGGAGCGATGAAGATTCCCCTGTTGCTGATCGCGTGCGGATTGCTTGCGGTCGGAATGGGGATGGCCGCCGAGCAACATTCCGCTACCCTGGCGTGGCAGGACAGCGTCAACCCGGCGGGCACGACCTATATCGTGCTCGGGGCCTCGGGTGCGTGTACGACTACTACTCCGTTTTCAGTTTTGGCGTCCGGCGTGACGGCCAAGACTTACCGGGATACGCCCCTGTCTCCGGGACCACGATGTTACGTCGTTAAGGCGACCTACAATGGAAAAGAGTCCGCCCCCTCGGACTCTGTAACAGGATCGGTCCCGGCATTTCCCCCGTCCGGGCTGGCCGTCACAGGTCGCGTCCTGGCTTGGGTTGCCAGCCCGGATGGGGGCACAAATTCGGTATACCGTGCAGTCGGTATCTGTTCCGGCATTTCTTCGGCAACGAAGATCGCTACGGGGCTGTCTGCACTCACGTACACCGATGTTGTGCTGCCCGCTGGGGACTATTGCTACGGTGTGACTTCTACCGTTGGGGGAGTCGAGTCGCCGCCGTCGAACACCGTGCAGGTTTCGATTGCAGCAGCGTCTCCGACGCAAGTCACGGTCCAGGTGCAGTAGCCAGTAATCTAGGGGGGCTGAAGAAATGCGTCACTTATTGATCGCTCTGGTTTCGTTTGCCGTGGCGCATGCCGCGGTCACAAAAACGCCTACGGACTGTGCGACGCGTCCGTGCCTCTATGAGATTACCTGCGACGCGGCGAGTTGCACGGCTGGCGAGCTTGCCGAGGTGCAGGCAGCTCTGTCGAACGCCTACCGCGGCGACACTATCTCATTGGAGGCTGGGCGCATCTGGGAGGGCACCCTGTGGGTCACCGCGCGGCCCGGCTCATCCGGCTACCTGACCATCCAGTCGAGCGCGGTCGCCTCGCTACCGGATGGCGTGCGTGTAACTCCAGGCCACGCACCCCTGATGCCGCGGATTCAGCTACCGCCGTCAGCGGCTGGTGGAGCGTGGGAGGGCATCGTGATCGACTCCTCCACGCCTCCGGTGGAGTATGTGCGGTTCATCGGGCTGGAGATCGCCGGCAATCCGGCCGTTACCGGCGCGCAGCGCGCGTCGTTGGATCTCGTACGGCTCGACCAAAACACCGCTACGTCCATCGATCAGTTGCCCAACCACATCGAGTTCCTACGCTGTTACCTGCACGGGGCGATTGCGGGCGAGGTGAGGAATGCGTTCCTGGCGAATGCGCGGGACTTCGTGTTGCGCGATTCGTACCTGAGCGAAATCAAGATGGTGGGGATCGAGACTCATGGGGTTAGCTCCTATAACAGCCCGGGACCATTCACGGTCGAGAACAACTACATCGAGGCGGCCGGAATCGGGATGCTGTGGGGCGGTGGAAGCGGAGGCGGATCGATCACGACCGAGATGAACCCGTCCAATGGGGTCATCCGCTACAACTACGTCACCAGACCGCTGAAGTGGTTCTCGGCTTCGGCGGACTTCACCGGGGCCGAGCCGATCCACAAGAACCTACTGGAGTGGAAGCAGGGGAGTAATTGGTTGGTCGAGTACAACCTGCTGACCAACTCGTACAAAGGCGCGCAGAATAACCAGTCCGGCGCCGCGGTGGCTGTCAATATGCGCCTGCCGTTCCCGGACGCCACCTGGGCGGTGACCGAGGACATCATATTTCGGCGCAACATGGTGCGCGGCGCTGCAGGGACCTGGTCGTCACTCGGGAAGGACGACCTCTACGGATATACCGGAACTGTCCGCAGGATCGCGATCACGGATAACCTGTTCACTGACATCGGCAAGCAGTGGTTCAGCTCCAACTCCGCGGCGGGTCTCTACTTCGGGAGGGTGATCTACGGGCAGGAAGACTTCGCCGTAGAGCGAAACACCACCTACTACCTACATCAGAATGACGACGATCAGGGGGTTGGGATCTCCTATGAGGGCTCGTACCCGATTGTCAACTTTACGTTCAGGGACAACTTGACGCCTCGCGGCCAGTACGGATTCAAGATGTCGGGTTACGGCTCGGACGGCGCGTCTCTCACGGCGGGTACGACCGGAACCCTGGTTGTGACCAACAACACGTTCCCCGGGGCGAGCACATTCTTATGCACGACGTGTTCAGACAACATGTACCCCGCCCGCGCTTCTTGGGACGCCAACATTGCAGGTTGGGTCAGTCCGTCCACGGGTGACTACTCACTCGGGGCGGAGTCTCCATATCTGACGGCTGGCAGCACCGGAGGGCCGCTCGGGGCTGATATGGACGCGCTCGCGCAGATTCGCACGCTGACTGTGACTCCGGCTCCTACGAGTGCCGCGTTGACCTGGACCTTGACCGACCCCATCTCGACGTTGCCGTGCACGCTTGAGGTATCCAGCGATCGGAACCTCCTGAGCAAGCTTGGCGCGTGGACGCTGGTGTCGGACACTGATCCATCAGTCGGGGGACCATCTGGCACCATCTCCGGGGGCGCTTCTCGATCGGTCGCGGTCAACGGACTCACGCCGGCGACCACTTACTATTACCGGTTGATGTGTCCAGGAGATGCGGCCGAGGGATCTGTAATGACCTCGGGGCAGATGATATCACAACCAACTCGAGTGTTTGGCGTTCGCATTTCTGGGGGTAGGATTCGCTGACCGGTCGCAGGGTCCAGGCGCGAGCATATGTCGTTCAAATCTCCCATGAAGCGATGAATCTCATCTATGAGTGCCTGTCGGCCACTAACCACCACCCGAGTGATCGGGCGTCGCTTTGTCATCAGTTTCCTCGAAGTGCTTTTTTCCGAAACGCCGGAACAGCGGGAGAGAGCCATAAATATGCTTCTCGAACGCTCGGATATAGTCATCCGGGGCCAACTCCAGGAAATCGATGAAGCTGTCTACAAGCTTGCGTGACTTGTCCGGGAGCTTTGCTATCCGGCCCGCAATAGGAGGAAGGGTGGTATGTGGTGCTTCCTTACCTAGACTGTTCTCAACTGCCTGCGCGACAAAGTCTTGCAGGCTCATTCCACGGCGGGTGGCTTCGACCTTTGCCTGGGTGTGCAGGCGGCCGGGAAATCTCAAGGTCACTGTCGGTTCGCTCATATATCTAGTCCATTTCGGCGGTGATTCTTCACAGATTTTTCTGCGTCCGCAGGCCGCTTGTACACAAATATACTGAGCCATTTGCGTACAAAACCCTTTACCATCCTCTCGTAGCCGCAGCGGGCAAGTAAGCGCAGTTATAGACTACGCTGCTTCTCCACATGCGGTCAAGCACAAATGTGTACTATGCCAATTGGTACCGCCGACACTCGCGTTGAGATCATCGGTCCCCGAATTTTCCTACACACCGGGTTCGCTAACTTGCTCCTTTGCAAGCGGATACCGGGTGGTGCGTGGGACACTGAACGCCGCGCCTGGAGTTACCCGGCGACCCCGCAGGCGGCGCGATTAATAAAAGGATATTTCAAGGGCGTCGCGTCGGAGAGCCTGAACGCCCTGGCGAACCGCAAGCCACGGCGCGCGCAGGTTCCCTCGGCCCGGCCCGCCGAGGTTACCCCACCCAAGCCGGCGCAGGCACCCCCCGCCACGATTCCCAACCTGAAGACCAGCCCCTGGAAACATCAGATCCTCGCGTACCAATTCCTCCGTTCCATTTTTCAGCCCGAGGGCGGTTGGGCGCTGCTGGCCATGGGAATGGGCACGGGAAAGAGCCTCACGACCATCGGCGCAGCGTGCAACCTCGACGCGGATCTGATCCTGGTGATCTGCCCCTTGCGCGTCGTCGACGTCTGGCCGCTTCAGTTTCGGCTCCATGCGGGCATTCCGATTCGCGTCTTAGCACTCGGCGACGACGCCGGCACGGTCGCGCAGAAGATGAAGCGCGCGTCCGATGCGACGAAGCTCGCGCAGACGCGCGGCGAGCGGCTGGCGATCGTGATCAACTACGAGTCGCTCTGGCGCGATCCCTTCGCCCAATGGGCACTGGCGCAGAAGTGGGGCTTGGTCATCTGCGACGAGAGCCACAGGATCAAGAAGCCCAGCGGTAAGGCGTCGGTGTTTTGCGGCCGGTTGCGCACGCGCTCTCGGTACCGCCTGGCGCTCACCGGGACGCCGATGCCGCACAGTCCCCTGGATATCTACGGGCAGTTCCGGTTTCTGGACAACCGCATCCTTGGCAATTCCTACCACGCCTTCAAGCAGCGGTTCGCCGTGATGGGAGGGTTCCAGCAGAAACAGGTTGTCGCGTACCGCAACCTCGAGGAACTCGAAGCGCTGATGCGGACGATCACGTTCCGGGTTGGCAAGGATGTTCTGGACCTCCCGCCCGAAACCCATGTCACATATCACTGCGACCTGACTCCTGATGGGGCGCGTGCGTACAAGGCGCTGGAGAAGGACTTCGTGGCCGAGGTCAAAGAGGGCCTCATTACCGCCGCGAATGCGATGGTCAAGCTGCTTCGCCTGCAGCAGATCACCGGAGGCACCGTAAAGACCGACGATGATCGGTTTGTCCAAATCGACCAGAGCAAGCAGAGTCTCCTGGCCGACACGCTCGAGGACATCGGGACGGATCGCGCGGATGGGTTCGAAGCTTCCGGCGAGCCTGTCGTGGTCTTCTGCCGCTTCCACTCCGACCTCGACGCGGTCCATGCCGCGGCGGCGAGCCTGGGCTTCACCAGCATGGAGCTATCGGGCCGACGCGACGACCTCAAGGAGTGGCAGGCCGGTAAGGCACAGGTCCTGGCGGTCCAGATCAGCGCGGGCGGCGTTGGCGTAGACCTAACCCGCGCCCGGTACAACATCTACTACTCGCTTTCGTACAGCCTCGGCGAGTACGACCAGTCTCTGTCCCGCGTTCACCGGCCCGGTCAGACGAGGCCGGTAACGCACATCCATCTCGTCGCGCGCGGGACCGTTGACGAGAAAGTCATCCGGGCGCTTGAAGCGCGCGCCGAGGTGATCGAATCCATCCTCAACCAAATCAAGGAGCAGGCATGAAGGTCGAGTTGACCGTTACGTTTACCGGCGACGAGATCCTGGCCATGTGCGCGGAGCGCGTGGCCAAGATCGAAACCGCCGTTCCGGGCAAGTTCAAGCTTCACCATGGCCTCTACGGCGCGCGTGAAGTTGTGGCCGAGTTCGTCCCCGACGAGACGAAACCGGCGCCCGAACCTGCGGAGGCCGCCGAGTGATCCCCATCGAACCCTGGATGCGGGAGAACCCATTCACCTTCCACCACAACGGTGAGGGCAACTACACGGTTCGGGACCTGAACGGCAAGGCCCTCGGTACGGTCGTCTCCACGGCGCCCGTCGCCGCGACCGGGAAGTTCGTTATCCCGGGCAGGCCCGAACTGTACAACCACATCAGCGAAGCGGCCCACGTGCTCGCCGCCGAGCAAAAGCAGGAGGTGGCCGCTTGAACACCGCCGAGCTTAAGGAGTTCGTGGCGCTGGAGGGCGAGAAGTCCGACCTGAAGACCCGCCTGAAGGCCATCGAGTCTCGCCTGGGTGAACTCGACGAGTCGCTCACCAAGCAATTCATCGAGGACGGCATCCAGTCGACCCGCATCGACGGTCGTACGGTCTACCTCCACCGCGACATATACGCCTCGGCCAAGGACGGCGACAAAGAGGCGGTGATCGTGGCGCTGAAGGAGTGCGACCTCAGCCAGTACGTCCGCGAGGATTACAACGCCAACTTGCTCAAGGCATTCGTGCGCGAGATGGTCCACGAGGCAGAGGAGAAGGCTCGCCTTGAGGGCCGCGTGCTCGACGATCCGGCGCAGGCAGTCCCCGCCCGCCTGGCCGAAACCATCAACATCTCGACCGTCTTCTCGGTTTCGAGTCGGCGGTCCTAACCCAAGGAGGAAAATGAGCAAGGAACTCACAGTACAGCAACCCACGCCGGTAACGGCGTTGCGGGTGCTAAACGCCGATTCGAACCTGGAACTCGTCCAGGCCGCCATCGCCGAAAACGTCGGAGCGGGCGGCATCACCGAGTTCGATTTCGACCGCATCAAGATCCCCGCCGGCGGTGGCCTGTCGTTCAACGTGACCACGCTGGAGGGCGAGGACTCCGAGAAGACCATCACCGGAGTGATCGTCCTGGCGCGCGACGCTCGCGCGTTCTGGCAGAAGTCGCTCGACGAGGGCGGCGGCAACCAGCCCCCGGACTGCCACTCGAACGATGGCATCACCGGGATCGCCAACCCCGGCGTGAATGCGGGCGGCGACTGCACCAAGTGCCCGCTGGCCCAGTTTGGCAGCGACACCAAGGTCGTCAACGGCGCCACGGTCCAGGGCCGCGGTCAGGCGTGCAAGGCGATCCGGCAACTGTTCATCCTGCGGGGCGACTCGCTGCTCCCCGTGGTCCTGGCGCTGCCGCCGACCAGCCTGAAGGCCGCGAAGCAGTACATGCTGCGCCTCGCCGGCCAGGGCGTGCCCTACTGGGCGGCCATCACGAAGATCGGATTGGAGAACGCGCAGAACGGCGGCGGGATCAAGTATTCCAAGGCCACCTTCGCGTTCGCGGGCCTGCTCAACGAGGAGCAGAAGGCCAAGGCGAAGCTCTACTCCGACATGCTGAAACCCCTCGTCGTCCGCATGGTCGTGGACGTAACCGATTACTCGGAGGAGAAGTAGGTGTTCGGAGACACCCTGATCGCGCTCAACAAGGGCGCTACCGTTGCCGAACTCAACGACAAGCTGTCCGAGGTCGTGGCCGCAGTACGGGCCACGGCCAAGGCCGGCGCTGTCTCGCTCACGCTCAAGATCACGCCCGGTTCGAAAGGCAACGCCGACATGGTGTTCATCGAACCCGACGTCAAGATCAAGATCCCGTCCGCTCCCAAGGGAGCCACGCTGTTTTTCACCACCGACGATAACCGGCTGACGCGCCGCGACGAGCGCCAGGAAGAACTGCCGTTCGATGCCGCGAACGTGAAGGTCATCGACATGAAACCCGAAACCAGGGTCAGGGAGGCCATGTGAACGCAGAAACCGTCAAAGGACTCGGAACCCTCAGCGCGCCGGCGGGCACGGTAGAAGCCATCGCGAAACTCGCCCGGGTGTCGCACTCGCCGATCAGGCTGGATACGCCCGACCCGCGCAAGCCCGCGCCGTTCGTGGTCGCCCCCACCGATTACGAGATCAAGCGCCCCGAGGTCCCGCTGTGGCCCTCGCGGATCGCGCAGGAGGTCGATCTGCACGACGCCACGAGCTTCTCGGCGTACGTGAACGACTTCAAGGAGAAGACGACCACCGTCTTCCTCGACGAAGACCAGCGCACCTTCACCGCGATCCTGGATTACCACCAGGCGAGCGGAGGGAAGGAAGATGTCGCTCCGCGCTGGTGCGATCACGTGGCCACGTTCACCGCGGCGACCACCCCGGAGTGGGATACCTGGTTCGGGAGCAACAAGAAGGCGTTCGGACAGGTCGAGTTCGCCACGTTCCTCGAAGACAACCTGATCGACGTCGCCGAGCCTCCGGGGGCCGACCTCCTGGAGATCACCCGCACGCTGGAAGCGAAGAAGGACGTGTCGTACTCCAGCGCCATCCGTCTGAACAACGGCTCCGTCCGCATCAACTACGACGAGGCCATCAAGGGCACGGCCAACACGCAGGCCGGCGTCATCGAGATCCCGGAACAGTTCACGCTCCAGATTCAGGTCATCAAGGGCGGTAGCCAGTTCCGGTTCCCGGCGCGCTTCAAATACCGGCTGAAGGACCGCTCGCTGTACCTCTGGTACGAGATCGTGCGGCCGCACAAGATCCTGGAGCAGGCCATGGCCGAGACCGTCGCCGCGATCCAGGAAGCCACGGGCATGACCATCCGCAAGGGAGTCGCCGAGCTACCCACCGAATAACCCAGGGACCTATTCGTGGATCAAGCGAAACAATTCCTGGAGGCGCTCTTCGCCGCGAAGGAGCCAGGTGAGCACGTGCTCATCTGGCTTCTCGACGGCAAGCGTTCGGCCTGGTTCGACGACCTGGACAAGGCCGCTGCGTTCGTACACGAGAACCGCTCACGGGACGTGTACGTGGGGGTGGCGCTCTCCCCCAAGGACCACGGAGCGCACCTCCGCTTGAAGATCGAAAACACCGAGCGGATGCCTTCCTCGATCGTCGGTTTGTGGTCGGACATCGATATCGCCGACACGGTCCACAAGAAGAAGAACCTCGCTCCATCCACCGAGCAGGCCATGACGGTCCTGTTCCCCGAATTCCCTCCGTCTATCCTGATTCACTCCGGGGGTGGCCTGCAGGCGTGGTGGCTGTTCAAGGAACCGTGGGTACTAGAGAACGAGGAAGAAACAGCCAAGGCCGGCGCGCTGGCCACGCGCTGGATACGGGCCATTCGGGCCCGCGCCGCGGCGAAGGGCTGGGATATTGACTCGGTCGGCGACCTGACGCGCGTGCTGCGCGTCCCAGGCACGAACAACTGCAAGATCCCAGGGAAGCCCCGCCCGGTACAGTTACTCCAGATCAACGACCGCCGTTACGACCCGTCCAACCTGGAGGACATTCTCGACTTCATGGGGGCCGAGCGGGTGAGCACCGTCAAGGCCCAGGTCGTTTCGGGCGAGCAGGTGAAGTACTCCTCCGACGCCGAGCCGCCCCTGCAGCGGTTCCAGGTGCTGTGCGAGGTGGAGCCGAAGTTCAAAGCCGCGTGGGACCACACGCGCAAGGATCTGAAAGACCAGACCGCCTCGGCGTACGACATGGCGCTCGCCAACTTCGCCGTGCAGTCGGGCTGGAACGACCAGGAAATCACGGACCTCCTCATCGCCCACCGGCGACGCTATAAGGAGGACCTGAAGCTCCGGGACAGCTACCACGCGAAGACGATCTCCAAGGCCCGCGCCAAGTTCTCGGGCGGCGACGTGGTGCGCGAGCTCGAATACCTAATCACCCCGGAACCGGAGGCGGCGGCGCGCGAGGCCGATGGGGAAAAGAAACCCGCCCCCGCCGTCAAGCCCGATCCGGCGCAGAAGAAGGGATCGATCAAGGACCGCATCGCCCAGCTATTCGGGGTCGAGATCACCCGCATCAAGAAGTACCTGTCCGACCCGCCCGAATACGAACTGGAGACCCCGGAGGGCTGCATCCGCCTGGGCGAGGTCCAGAACCTCATTCGCCCGGACGCGCTGCAGTTGAAGATCGCCGCGGTCGCCGGGAAGCTGATCCCGGACTTCAAGCGCGGCGCGCAGTGGTCGATCATCGCGAAGGCCCTGCTGGAGGCGGTCGTCGAGGTCCCTGTCGGCGCCGAGGGTTCGGACGCGGGGCTGGCGAATAGCTGGCTCGCGGCGTACCTCGACGCGAAGCCTGTCCTGGACAGCATCGGCGAGGCCGATGCCAGCAAGTCCCCGTTCAAGAAAGACGGGCGCATCCACGTGTACCTGGGCGATCTTAGGCGCTGGGTCCACGTATCCCACGGCGACCGCATTCCCCCAAAGGAACTCGGCATCAAGCTGCGCCGCGCCGGCGCGGAGCCGACCGTGGTCGGGTTCGAAGGAACTACCCGCCAGGTCTGGCGGTTGGCCGATGGCTTCGCGCCGCAGAAGCGCTCGGCAGACCCACCCTCGTGGGTCACCGATGAAGAGCCAGTGAAGGAGCACATCAATTGACGGAGTACGTTGCTGGATTTCTCTTTTCGCCTGACCGGGAACTCGTGGCACTTATTCGGAAGAACCGCCCGCAGTGGCAGGCGGGCCGGTTGAATGCCATCGGAGGCCACATCGAACCGACCGACGATTGCCCGAAGTTCGCCATGCGGCGTGAGTTCGAAGAGGAGGCGGGGGTATCGCTGCCATCACGGGAATGGCCCGATGACTGGCAGCACTTCTGCACCGTCGCCGGGGACGGATGGCGCGTCCACTATTACCGCTCATTCTCCGCTGCCATCTACAACCTGGAGAGTCCTACCGACGAAAAGGTGGCTCTATACGGCGTCGCACAGCTACCGCGCGAGTGCATGACCAACGTGCAGTGGCTGATCGCGATGGCGCTCTCGATGGACACGGAGCGCGCGGCGTCCTTCGATATCCGGGAAATCGGGCGGGGCATGTGAGCGAATCCTTCCAGAGCAACGAGGGCGCGCTCGAATACCGGATATTCGGGCCTCCTGGCACGGGGAAGACGACCTTTCTCTCGCGCCAGATCCAGAACGCCGCCGACCGATTCGGCTCGGAGCGCGTCCTGGTGACGAGCTTTACCAGGGCGGCAGCCGCCGAACTTGTGGGCCGCGAACTCCCGGTCCCGCGCCAGAACATCGGCACGCTCCACGCGCACTGCTACCGGGCGCTCAACAGCCCCGAGATCGCGGAACTCAAGGTCGACGAGTGGAACAAGGACCGGCCGCAGTACGCCGTCTCGGGCGGCACCAAGGGGGCGCTCGACGAGTCGAACGTAGACCAGTCGTACGAGAAGCCAGGCGACGAACTCTTCTCCCACATGCACAGCCTCCGCGCCCGCATGATCCCCCAGGAGATGTGGCCTCCCTCGGTCCAGGCGCTGGCAGCGCAGTGGCGTGCGTGGAAGTCCGATAACGGGCTGGTCGACTTCACGGACATGCTGGAGATGGCGCTCGCGGATATCCACGTGGCGCCCGGCGATCCACAGGTCCTGATCGCCGACGAGGCGCAGGACTTCTCGAAGCTTCAACTCTCGATCATCCGCCAGTGGGGGCGCCACACCGAATACACCCTGGTGGCAGGCGACGAGGACCAATTGCTGTACGGTTGGTGCGGTTGCACGGTCGATGCGTTTTTGAAACCGCCAGTTCCGGATTCTCAAAAGCGCGTCCTGCAGCAGTCGTTCCGGGTACCGCGGGCGGTCCACGCGCTGGCGCAGCGGTGGATCGAGACGGTAACCCAGCGGGAACCGAAGGAGTACCTTCCGCGCGACTGCGACGGCGAGGTGCGCGCCCAGCATGAAGGCTCCTGGCGCAACCCGGAGCCGATCCTGGCCGACGCCGAGAAGTACCTCGCCCAGGGCAAGTCGGTCATGTTCCTGGCCGCCTGCTCCTACATGCTCGACCCGCTGAAGGCGGCGCTCCGGGCGGCCGGGGTGCCGTTCCACAACCCGTACCGCAAGACGCGCGGTGATTGGAACCCGCTGGCGCGCGGCGAGAAGAGCATGGCCGGGCGCCTGCTGGCGTTCCTGCGCCCGCGCGAGGAGGTCTGGGGAGTGGACACCGGCGAATGGTCGGGCGAGAACCTGCGGCGCTGGGTCGAGATCGTCAAGTCGGACGGGCTGCTGGCCCACGGCGCGAAGACACGCATCGCCACCTTGTCGCCCGAGGACCGGGTGGAGATCGACCTCCTGGCGCAGCTATTCGAACCGGAAGCCGCCGAGCAGATGATCACGGTCATCAGCACGGGGACCGTCGAGGACTGCGTGAAGTGGCTGCTCGACCGCGTGCTCGCGGCGAAGAAGAAGGCGACCGAGTACCCGGCGACCGTGCTGACGAAGAAGGGCCCGCGCGCGCTGGTCGAGAAGCCCCAGATCATCCTGGGAACCATCCACAGCGTGAAGGGCGGGCAGGCTGACGTGGTCTACCTGATGCCCGACCTGAGCCGCGCCGGCATGGTCGAGTGGTCGGCCCCCGGCGAGCGCCGCGACGGGGTGGTGCGCCAGTTCTACGTCGGCATGACCCGCGCCCGCGAGTCGCTGATCCTGTGCAGGCCGGCGTCGGTGTGGCACGTACCAATGGGGGTTCAGTGATCGTAGCCCGCGTGTTCCCGAGACGAACATCCTGCACGCCAACCGATCATCTCGCATTCGTCGGGTCACCCGGGCTGTTTGCTCCGCGCGGTATCGACGAAGTCCACATCAGTGTGACATTTTCCTGGGATCTACCAGAAGCGGAACGCCTGGCAGTGGAGTGGTCCGATGTAGCGCCCGTACGAATCGGGGGGCCGGCCACGGGCATGCGTGGCGAAGCGTTCACTCCGGGGCAATATTTGAAGCCAGGTTGCACAATCACATCGCGCGGTTGCCCCAACCGCTGTTGGTTCTGTTCCGTTCCTAAGCGCGATGGCAATATTCGCGAACTCCCGATCACGGAAGGGTGGAACGTTTTTGATGACAACCTGCTGGCCTGCAGCGAGCGCCACATCCTGTCGGTGGTCGATATGCTGCGCCAGCAGAAACGCAGACCAGAGTTCACCGGGGGCCTGGAGGCCGCGCGGTTAACACCGGCGCTGGCTGAGATATTGCGGTGGGCGCGGCCGAAGCAACTATTCTTTGCTTACGACACGCCAGACGATTGGGAACCGCTAGTGCGCGGCGCCGCGATGTGTTGGCAGGCAGGATTTACTAAGGCATCGCATTGCCTGCGCGCTTACGTGCTCTGTGGATGGCCCAAAGACACGATGGCCGCTGCCGATGCGCGAATGCGTCAGGTTCTGTCGCTGGGGGTGATGCCCATGGCGATGCTGTGGCGTGATCAGAGGGGACTGAAAAATCCCGCTTGGCGGCACTTTCAAAACATCTGGGCGCGACCCCAAATCGTGGCGAGCGCGCTCGCAGGTGTGGTTGCAACTCAATCCAAGGAGAACAAGTCATGAATCCAACACCGCCATGCGCGGTCTGCGGCAACCCCGTCGAGATGGAAATCGCCCAGGGCGTGCGCTTCTCGACCGGGCCGAACAGCACGGTCGTCGTATTTGAGCACCCCAAGATCGTCAACTGCCCGACGTGCGGAGCGGCCCTGCACCTCGCCGTCACGGGCATTCAGGGAAACCAGATGAAGACGGTCCAGGTCCCCCAGGCGAGCCACCCGCTGGTGGTCATCCCGAAGGGGCGGGTACAGGTGGGCTGATGGCCGAGGCACTGGAAAAGACCATCGTAGAGACCATCGTCAAGCACCTGCGGACGGTGCCAGGGTGCATTGTCCGCAAGCGCCATGGGACGGCGTTCGGCGTGGCGGGCGACCCGGACCTCTACGGGACCTTGAACGGCCGCCACTTCGAACTCGAGGTCAAGCGGCCCGGAAACCCGCCCACGGCTCTGCAGGAGAAGCGGATGGAGGAGTGGCGCGTGGCCGGCGCGATTGTGGGCGTTGTCCACAGCCTGCAGGAGGCGCGCGAGGTGATGGGGGTATAGATGCTGGATACGCTTAACAAGCCGGAACCGGCGCCGGTCCACAACGACTCGCGCCCGATCTGGGGAACTCGTAATCGAGGACATGCAGGCGCGCGACCATGCTGGCCGCCAGAAGTACGGCATGCCGCTGCAGGCGCACAACGGGCGCGACCCGCTGGTGGATCTCTACCAGGAACTGCTCGACGCGGTTGTCTATCTGCGCCAAGCGATCGAGGAGCGGCGCTCCCAATGATTGCTACCAAGGGCGAGTTCAATGCGCTGTCACGCGCGGGCCGGCTCGGTAACTACCTGCGCTCCTGGGACACGCCGGCGGCGGTGGAAGCCTCGGGGTACCGGGGCTTCCTGACCATCCGGTCGCGGACACCGTCCAGCCGTTGGTTTGTGGCTGAGGTCCACTACCTGGACCTGGAGCGCGTCCTGGGCAAGATCGCGCGCTGCGGCGGGCCTGATGCCTCGGCGTTCTATTTCCAGGAAGTGCCCGCCCCCGGAACGCGCCGCATCGCCAACTTGGAGGCGATGCTCACCGAGCGCGGCGTGTTCCTGTATTTCGAACGGGACACCATGAACCCCGTGCGAGGTATACGGGAGCGCGGGTCCTGTGTCGACGGTGGCCTCCGTGCGCAGGCCGTACTGCGGTCCCTGCTCTCGCCCGGTAGCTACGACACGCTCCAGGAGATCTGGAGCGAACACCCCACATCGATCATCGAGGCAACCGAGTGGGCCGCGCCCTGCGGTGCCTTTCATCAACCGCTCACTGTTTGGGAGGTACGCGATTTCTAACATGACAATCGAAGATCGCATTCGTAAGGCATGGTCGCTGGAATCCACGAAAGACTGGCGACCGGACAATCCGGCTTGGGGCCAGTGCGCCGTCACTGCCCTGGTCGTTCAGGACGAACTCGGCGGGACACTCCTGCGCGGCGAAGTGGCTGGCATCGGAAGCCACTACTGGAATCGCCTTCCCGATGGCGGCGAACTGGACCTGACGCGAGAACAGTTCGCGCCGTCTGTTCAGATCACAAACCCCCAGGAGCGAAGCCGAGAATACGTCCTTTCGTTTCCGGATACCGCGAAGCGGTACGCCGTCCTGCGTCGGAGGTTCGAGGGGCAGGAGTGATCTGGCGCATATCATATCGCTGCGATCCGGCAGCTAGGGACATTGCAGACCGCCACTACAATCGGCAGCATATCGGTGCGCCCGGTTTCGTCCCGCCCGGACGTTGCCTTGTCCTATTGACCAGCGGTGCGCTGTGGGTGTCCTCGTGGCCGTTTGCGGAATATGTCAAGCACGAATGGGCTGGCGCCTGGATCAACTCATGCTTCAGGCGCGAATCCGGACCGGTCGCGAGTGAGATGATCCGTCAGGCTGTGGCTGCCACGGTCTGGTATTGGGGCGTGCCTCCGGACCTCGGATTCGTGACCTTCGTTGATCGGGCGAAGGTCCGGAACAAGCGCGACTTTGGTCGCTGCTACCGACGCGCTGGCTTTCGCGTTTGCGGCGAAACCAAAGGCGGCCTGCTCGCGCTGCAACTCGCGCCCTCCGATATGCCACAACCGGAAGCACCGCTCGGCGCGCAGGAAAGGCTTATAGCATGACTCCCGACGAGATCCGCATCGCACAGGCGCTGGCCCGGTGCTCTTTCGCGCCGGGAACCAGCGCCAAGCGTTTCGTGCGCCAGATGGAGGCGCGCGCCGCAAACTCTCCCGCGCCCCCGTTATCTGACCGCCAGCGCGCGTACCTCTGGGCGGTCGCGTGGTCTTGGCGGCGGCAGCTACCCCGCCGGCTTGTGGATCTGGCAGGCGAGTATAGCGGGGGCGTCGGAATTCGAGGGCGGCAGGTACTGGAGGAGCGGCTGCGCGCACAAGTGGCCACCGTTACGCAACAGCGGGCGCGTGTTGCGCCGGCGCGGGAGGAGCCTCTGGTTCTACCCACCCCGCCCGACGACCGCCAGGGGGCCCTGTTTACCTAACCCCGAGCCAAAGTGCATCGACTGCGGCACCATGCTTCGGCAGATCGACGACCGCCCAGGCAAGGAGGCGTGGATCTGCCCGGTTGCGCTCGAGGCGCAACGGCGCGGGCTCCTGGGCCAGCCCGGGCGGAAGCACAAGGCGGTGTGGGTCTACGAGCGCAAGCGGGTGGTTACGGGGGAGGGCGGCGCGCGGTGAGCGACTTCTCAATCCTGCAGGGCGATGTGCTGGAAGTCTTGCGCTCGATGCCGAGCGAGTCGGTCCACTGCTGTGTGACCAGCCCGCCGTACTTCGGGTTGCGCGATTACGGAACGGCACGGTGGGAAGGAGGAGACCCGAAGTGCGCGCACCGCCGCTGCAACGTGCGGCCAGGAAATTCCGGCCGAACGATCACCGGAAAGGGACTCCAGGCTTCCCTGGTCTCGAGCGCGACGCCGTTCCGCGACACGTGCCGGATATGCGGAGCAGTGCGCGTGGACCCACAGGTTGGTCTTGAGCGCACGCCCGGCGAGTACATCGAGCGCCTGGTCGCTATCTTCCGGGAGGTTCGTAGAGTCCTGCGGAGCGACGGTACGCTGTGGCTGAACCTTGGCGATTCCTACACGACGAACGGCGGGCACGCGGACAGCGGAGTTGCTGCGCGGAGGTCCAAGATCGCCGCCGGCGAGCGACCTGAATACGCGATGCGGGAATTTCGATGCCGGCCAGTCGACGGACTGAAGCCCAAGGACCTGATGATGATTCCGGCCCGCGTCGCGATCGCGCTCCAGGACGACGGCTGGTACCTGCGCTCAGACATCATTTGGGCGAAACCCAATCCGATGCCGGAGAGCGTCACGGACCGGCCCACCAAGGCGCACGAGTACCTGTTCCTGCTCGCCAAGAGCGAGCGCTACTACTACGACCGCGAGGCGGTCCTGGAGCCGCTGGTAAGCACGGAGAAGGACGTCGCGCGCATCAAGATCCTGGGGCGCGGCGAGCAGGACTCCTCCCGCGCCTTCCCCGGCGCGCCACAGCGCGACAAGTCGGGCGGGTTCCCACCGTCGTACCGGGGCAGTTCGTTCCAGACCGGGAAGACGGGCGCGAGCTGGAGCAATATCGGCCAGGGACCGCGGTACGAGCACGCCGGCCGTAACCGGCGCTCGGTCTGGACGGTCGCGACCGAGCCTTTCCCCGGGGCACACTTCGCCACGTTCCCGACCGCGCTGGTCGAGCCGTGCATCCTCGCCGGCACGTCCGAAGCCGGCTGCTGCCCGGACTGCGGCCAGCCATGGGAGCGGGTCGTCCTCCGGAAGCCGATGCGGATCGAGCGGTCCGGCCGCGGCCAGGCGCTCGGCGAGTTCGGCAGGACCGCCGCGAGCGGGACCACGGTGGAGGCTCCGTCCTCGACCACGAGTGGTTGGCGCCCGCCGTGCCGTTGCTACGACGACCGCTACCGCACGGAGTTCCCCGCGCCGCGCCGCGCCAGGAAGCGCGCACAGCGGGCGGCGTGGCCCGACCGGTGGCGTCGCCTGCGGCTCCGGCCCGGCAAGGACTCCTGGCCGGCGGTGCCGTGCACGGTCCTCGATACGTTCTGTGGATCGGGCACGACCGGGCTGGTAGCGACCCGCAACGGCCGAAATTTCCGCGGCATCGAACTCAACCCCAATTACTGCGAAATGTCCCGGAGGCGCATCACGTCCGACGCGCCGCTGCTCAACGTGGAGGTACCCGCTTAATGCCGTATTCACTCGACGACCTGCGAAAGGCCAGGCAACCGAAGCCAGCCGAAAACGATCTGCTCGCGCGAATTCCGCCAGATGCGCCGCACGATACCGACGAGGCCCTCGGGTGCTGGAACGGCGAGCGATTCGTTTCCTGGAAGGAGTGGATCCTCTCGCGCCCAATCGAGGCATTTATCGATAGAAATAGGGTTGAGAATTCTTGCGAGTCGGCCCACCGCGAAGGCGGGTCAGCTACCAAATCCCACCGCAAGCACGAGATGCAAAATTCTGGCATTTGTACGCAAAAATCTCTGGCTATTTGCGTACAAATGCACTAGCGTAGACAGTACGAAAGGACATGAGAATCGGATGCGGAAATCGAAACGCAGAAGCGACGGGCCCGCTACCACGGACGCTTCACTCGTGTGCCTGCGCGCTAACTAACTAACTAGCCCAACTCAACAAGGAGACAAGCCAAGCATGTCGTGCCATGCCAGAACTCGAAGTGTGTCCGAAGGGAGCGCCCGGTAGAAACCATGGGCAAGGACACCAAAATCTCCTGGTGCGACTCCACCGTAAACCCGGTCGTTGGGTGTGACGGATGCGAGTTGCACCGCGCGGGCGACGAACACAGCATCTGCTACGCCGCCTCCCTGGTCGGCCGCTACTCAGGACACCGCGGTTGGCCAGCCTCATTCGATAGACCAGAATTCTTCGCTGGCCGCATTGAGCAAGCCTGCCGCTGGCCCAATCTCACCGGACAGGACCGCCCGGAGAAACCGTGGCTGAACGGCTACCCTCGGACGATCTTTCTCGGCGACCTCGCCGACATCTTCAGCGAGTCCCTCTTGCCCGACTGGCTCGCGCCCTTCCTCCCAATGATGCAGCGGGCACCGCATATCTGGATCATCTGCACCAAGCGGCCCGCTGCGGCGCGGCGTTTCTTCGAAACCTGGGGATGCCCGCCGAACTTCTGGGTACTCACCACGGTGACGAGCGCCGCCACCCTCAACCGCGTCGAGGAACTCCTGCGGATCACCAACGCTCCAGTCCTCGGCGTCAGCTACGAGCCAGCACTTGGGCCGATCGCGCACGCCATTGCGCCGTACCTCGCCTTCGACGGATGCGGTCGCTATCTCGACTGGCTGATCTGCGGCGGTGCTTCCGGTCCAAAAGCGCCTCCGATGCCTTCGCATTGGGCCTTCGATCTCCGCGACCAGTGCGAGGCCACGCACACGCCCTTCTTCTTCAAGCAGTATTCCGAGTGGATCGATTGCGGCTGCGAGGCATTCGGAAAAGCCCACTACGGGACGCCGCGCCACATCCGCTCGGACGGGACCTTCTGGCCGGTTGGCGAGGTTCCGGGCGACGAGGACGCCGACGTACTGACGGTTGTCCCTGCAGGGGTGAAGACGGCAGGCGCGAACCTCGGCGGGCGTGAGTGGCGCCAGATGCCGGAGGTGCGCCGATGAATGCCAGCACGGTTCTTCGGGAAGCCTGCACCGAGATGCGGCAATGCCACGAGCGGATCGACAGCCTTCTCGCGGCAAATCCAGAAGCGGTCGATCAGGGCCTCGCGGCGGAATGGCGCAAGCAGGCGGCCGAATCTACACGGGCACTTGAGGCCGCGACAGCGCGCGTCCTGGGCCGGATTGCGGGGCAGGAATGCTGAGCATGGACCTCACAGACCAGAGCATCCAGACTCGCTTCGAAGCATTCCACGCCAACCACCCGGAAGTCTACAGGGCCATCGTGAAACTGGCCTTCGATCTCAAGACGCGGGGATTCCGGCGCTACGGTCTGAAGTCGCTCTTCGAACGCGTGCGCTGGCACTTCCAGATCGATCTCGACCTCGGCGAGGAGTGGAAGCTCAACAACAACTACACCAGCCGGTACGCCCGGAAGCTGATGGCCGAGTTCCCGGAACTGGAGGGCTTCTTCGAAGTCCGGGAGTTGAAGGCCGCATGACATCCCAGGACCTCGTAATCGAGAACCTCCCGCTCGCCGCCAAGATCGCGAACGGGATCTCGCGGCGGCTGCCGCGCCACATTGATCCGCAGGACCTGCGCCAGGAGGCCAGCCTGGGCCTTCTACGCGCTGCGGCCCGGTACGACGGAGCCGGGAACGTTCAGTTCGGCGCGTACGCGCGCCGGCGCATTTCGGGGGCAGTCCTCGACAGCCCGCGCGAGGACGATCACCTTTCGCGCCGAACCAGGCGGCACATGAAAGCAGAGGGTGCCGACGACTATTCCTTCCCGCTGCAGATGACCGCGCCCGACGCGCTTCCGGGAAACGCGCCCGCGCCAGACCAGTGCGCCGCGGAGGCCGAACGGCGCCGCCTGCTCGACGCCGGGATAGCTACACTGCCCGCGCGCCTGCAGAGTGTGGTGCGCGCCTACTACGACGGCGAGCAGACGATGCGCGAGATCAGTCACACGCTCGGCGTCAACCAGGGCCGGGTATCCCAGTTACACGCTCGCGCTATTGGGATGCTGCGAACGCACTTCCAGGTCCAGGGGGTAAGCGAACTGTGATGCCGAACCTGGATTACCACAGCATCACCGCACTCGTATGCCCGCGCTGCGGGGTGGAAAGCAAGGGCCCGCACCAGAATTGGGCCGCATGCGTTGACGCCCTCCGCAGCGTGATCGGGGACATGCAGATCAAGATCGACGGGCTGGAAGAGAAGCTTGCGCGGTCCAAGTCGAACGCGTCCGAACCAGCGAATCCGGCGCGCCGCGAACCGAAGGACGCCAGGTTCCACCAGATCGTGGTCCTCGACGGCGAGGTCCTGCGGTTGGACGTGGCGGCAGTTCGCCTGGGCCTCACGCCGATGGCGCTGTATTTCCGGATTCGCAAGCGCATCGGAAAGTTCACCGACCAGGTAGACATCAGGGCCATCGGCGCGGACGTCAGCCAGCGCCCCTGGCTTACGGCGCGGTCATGAGGAAAGAAGAATGCCCCCGCTGCGGGCTGGTCGTCGCAGGCTCACACCGAACGGCGGAAGACTGCTTGGCGCACCTCGCCCCACGGTACGCCCTCGCCGCACGCTGGACGAGTTCGAATACCGCGTGTTCCAGATGCACTTCCTGGGCGGCGCCGACTGGCGGGCATGCACGCGCGCGCTTGGCCTGGACCGTGGAAACTTCTTCCACGCCGTATACCGCATCGAACAGAAGCTCGGGCGCGTGTTTTTCGAGATCCAACCGTACGCCCTGTACCCGCTCCGGGAGTACTTCGGAGCGGTGACCGAGAGGACCAACTAAGTGAGAGTCGTTTACTTCGACCTGGAAACGGGTGGGGTGCTGGACCACCACCCCATCATTCAGATCGCCGCCGTCGCGATCGACGAGAGCACCTGGCGCGAACTCGGGGCCATCGAAATGAAGCTTCAGTTCGATCCGGCGACCGCCGACCCCGAGGCTCTGGCGATGAACCACTACAACGCGGCTGTGTGGCGCGCGGAGGCCGTCCCGGTAATCCAGGCGATCTCGCGCTTCGCACGATTCATCGAACCGTACAAGGTTCTCCATCTGATCAGCAAGCGCACGGGGCGCCCGTACAGCGTGGCGCAACTGGCTGGCCACAACGGGGCGTCGTTCGACGGGCCGCGGATTCAGCGACTGTACAAGGACGCCGGGGCATTCCTGCCTGCCGACCCGCGTGTGCTTGACACGATGCAGCGGGCGATGTGGTGGTTCCAGGAGCGCGGCATCCGGCCCGAGTCCTTCAAGCTCGAAGCGCTCTGTAACTACTTCGGAATTCCCATCGGGGAAGGCGAGACGCACGACGCGCTCGCCGACGTACGGCTAACGATCCAACTGGCGCGGCGGTTGCGCGACCGCGACGCCGAACCGGCCGCTGTGCCGAGTGCGGAGGCCATCGCGAGCGGGTTGAGCGTTCCGGTGGCGACCGTGAGAAGCGACATTCGCGCCACAGACTACAGCACGCAAGGAGGCAGGAAATGAAGATCGAGTTGGGCCAGAAGGTCAAGGATAAGATCACCGGATTCACCGGCGTGGTGACCGGGAGAACCGAGTACATCACCGGCTGCGAGCAACTGCTCGTGCAACCGCCCACGAAGAACGACGGCGCGTTCACGGAGCCGCGCTGGTTCGATGTGGATCGACTGGACGTGATCGAGCAGGAGAAGGTCTCGCTCACGGTCAAGAAGGCAGGCTTCGACTCCCCCGCGCCGGCGCGGTAGCGGGACACGGGATTGCCGATGATCGTGTGCGGACTCATCGCGGACGCGGGTTCGATTCCCGCCACCTCCACCAACCTGGCGGCTCTGACTCGGTTTGCGTGTTGGCAACCGGGTTATCCGCCTCCATGCGGGGGTGTACAGGTTTCGACGGGATGCAGCGAGCGCACGGGAGGCATTGGGCAGGCGACCGTCCTTACAGGCGCAAACCATAAAGGCCAACAACACTGTGGCCCTGCCGATGGCTGCCTAGCAGCGCTGAAGCGGCGCACGCCGGGGGACCCGCAAGGGTGCGCGGCAACAGAACCCCGGCCCTACAAGGAGAATCGATGAACGCTACGAAACGCAAGGCGCCCGCGAAGGCGCAGAACAGCAAGCAGGGAACGGTGAAGTTCACCGTCGTCAGCCCCTTGGCGATCCTGGCCATGCTCGGCGAAGCATGGGCTTCCGGATACGTTGCCGCCCTGGCGGAATCGAAACCGCGGCGCAGCAAGAAGGCGGTGGCATCGAAGTGCTGACCCACAGCGGCGTCCACGTAACCCGCGAGTTCGGCGCACCGACGATCCGCGACATCGCCGTGCAGAGCATGCGCCTGGTGCGCTGGTCGGGCGGTGGTGAGGTCTTCTGGCCCATCGGCATGCACTGCCTGCTCGTCGCCGACCTGATGCCGAAGAGCCTCGAAAATCCTATCAGGCCCATGCAGGAGATTCCGACCGATCACTGGCTCGATGTCCACGCGCTGCTCCACGACGCCGCCGAGGTCTCCGTGGCCGACGTTCCCAGGCCAATGAAGACCGGCGAGGCGCGCGCCGTCGAGGACAGCGTGCAGTCGCGCATCTTCGCCTCGCTCGGAGTCCCGGAGCCGACCGAAGCGATCAAGGCGGCCGTCAAGCGAGCCGACTTCCGGGCGGCGCTCGCCGAAGGCGCCTGCGGTTGCGCGGGCCGCGGCTACCAGCAGACCCAGACCGGGTTTCACAACGACCCCGAGGCCGAGCAGATCCTGCGCGCGTACCTCGCCCGGTACAACGTCGCCGACGCGATTAACGCGGACGGGCAGTGGGCGCTCTGGTACGAGGCCCGCCTGCGGCAGGCCATGCGCGCCGCCCAGCGCGCCGTGTCCTACGCTCCCGAAGCCGAGGTGCAGACGCCAGCGCCGGCGGCGCCGACCTGGAGAACGGTTATCGATTCTCCGCAGCAGGACGTCCTCTGCGCCATCCAGGCGCTCTACCGCTCCCAGGAGCACAGGCCGTCGTACGAGGCCGTTCGGGACGTCGTGATGCGCGCCTTCCAGGGCCGCGAGGGTAAGCGGTAATGCTGGGCATCTACAACGCGACCTGGTGGTTCGAACATCGCCCGAGGCTGCGTTACTGGCAAGCGTTCCTGCTGGCCTTGGTCTGGACTCTGGTGTGGGGCTGCGCGCGCTGGCCGCGGCTCCGCATCTATTTCCGCTGCGCCACCTACGCAGGCTGGGTTGCGTGGCGCAACGCCTTTGCCTGGGGCCGGCGCGAGTGCCCGGAGCCTGTCGTCTGCGAAGAGTGTGGCTGGGCAGGCCCGCGGCGCTGGGTCTTCCACGCCTACCAGGATGACGGAAGCGGAGAGGACGTCGAGCCAGTCGACGAGTGCCCCAATTGCGGAAGGGAGATTTGATGGACACCCAATACGAATCGACAATGCAGGACCTCGACAAACGGGCGGCGCTGGTGAAACTCGCTCAGTGCTTCCATCAGAACGGTCTCAGCCAGGTTGGCATGGTCATATCCGAGATCGTCTCCGGAACGGCGCAACAGGTCCTGGCCTGCTTACGAGCGCTGCACCAGTGGCGCTACACCGAGGCGGCCGAACCCGCGCCCGAGATCGCCGAGTTACGGCGCCTGCGCGAGGGCCTCGATGCGCTCAAGAAGGAACTAACCGACGATCCCACATTCGGCAGCATCATTGAACTGGTTTTCTACGGCCCGCTGCGCGAGGCCGAGGCCGAGAATCGCAGGCTTCGCGCAGTGCTCCACGACGTGCTCGGCATCTTTCGGCCGCACCCGCATCAGGAGGGGCACTACCTCATCCTGACCGTCGATATCGAGCGGATCAAAGGCCAGATCGCGCGGGCGCTGGGCGTGGTCGAGTCAACCGAGGCCCAGAATGGCTGACCGAATCGCTGAGAGTATAGACGCCGTCCTGGCCTCAGTCGGTCCCGACGATGGTCCCAACTACGACAACTTCGCGCCGCACGTGAACGCCAGCGCCCAGCTACAGAAGCTCGTGTTCGCGCACGTGAGCAGGTTCTTCGCCAGCGAACTACCGATTCCCGACCGGATTCAACTGGCGGTCCTGCATTCCTTCTGGCTGGGCTTCGAGTCGGGCAAGGCGGTGGAGCAGGGCGAACGGATGGAGGAGATATTCGGATGATCAGCTATCCACTTCAGTACCAAGAGTTGCTGCGTAAGAGCGTGGACGAGGTGACTAACGCGCGGGTGAATCTCGCTTGCGCGGAACAAGACGCAGCGAAGGCCAAGCGAGCATCAATCCAAGCCGACAATCGCGTCGAGGAACTCAAGACAGAGTTGGAGAAAGTGAAATCCATCCTCGATGTTCGCATCAAACGCTCACCCTACGAGGCGGTGGAGCAATTCAAAACCGATACCGGGCGGTACCCAATATGATCGTCGTCAAAGTCGAGATGTGGCCCGGTGGCGACGAGTCGCGCGCGAGGGAATTCGCGCGGGCTACGATCACGAACCAGGTCAAGACGACGGTGGCAAGCAGAGGCCAGCTTGGCGACTACGCCGTGTGCTTGTCGGGAGGAATCTGGGGTGGCCCCGACTTCATGACGCGGACTTGGAGGACGGGCGCCGTTACCGGGTTTGACCGTGTTCGGCGTGGGGTCTGGGACCTGCTCTTCTTGGCGCTTCGCAACACGGTGGGGTACCGAAATCAAAGGAGCAACCGGGCGTGAATATTGAAATCAAACTTGGCCGAGTAAAGCGCGACTCTAGAATCTTCATCGATGGCGCGGAAGTAACCCGCGGCGTCCTGGACTTCGAGGTCGATCCTGGCGGCGGGTTACTTGGAGGTCCGGGCATGACCGACATACCCATCGTGCGCCTGAAGGTGTGGCCACGGACACTGGCCATCTCCGGTGAATTGGGGGAGGTGGTAAAGGCTGATCTCCTGGCGCATAGCGGGCGCAGAGAACTTCGGCGCGCGCTGCGCGGGGCGGTGTACCGCTTGTTCCGTAACATCCGCTTGGCCGCGGATGAACTGCGCCAGATCTGGCGAGAGGCTCACCCCAATAATCATGAGCGGTGGTGGGAAAGATGAATCCCTACACCGAGATTTACAGCCTGAAGGCCGACCGCGCCACCGACGCATTGATCGCGGAGCGGGTGATGGGCTGGAAGCCCCGCGGGCCGCATCCGATCTTCGGGACGCCTGTCTACGCGACCGGCGTTGGGGACGGATTATTACCGCACTTCAGCACCGAGGTTTACGAGGCGCTTCGCCTCTGGGACCATCTTGCGATTTCAGGATGGCAGTGCTCGCTCGTTCATAAGCCATTCGAAGCGATGCCGGACGACCAATGGGTGTTCCATGGCGTTCGACTACGCACCACGGTGCTAAAGGGCCGCACGCCCGGACCAACGGCAACCATCGACAAAGCAGTATCTCAGCGGATTGAATCGTTCTCCGCGCGCGGAGACACACGGGCCTTTGCGATCGCTCGCGGTGCCCTGTTCGCGGTCGATGTGCTCAAGCGCAAACGACCGTGCGTGCATCCTCCGGGGTATGTTCACTGCTCGTGGTGTGGGTTTGATGCGAAGACGGGCAACCCCGGCCAGTGGCCCCCGCCGCCGTTCGAAAGGATCGATCAATGACGCACGTACCGGATTGTGACAAGCAGCCACCGCGCGCCGGGAAGATGGTCGCCGTTTGCGGAGCAAAGGTCTCCATCCGCAAGGCAGTGACAGCCTTCCCGTCGTGCCCGCACTGCGACGACCTGAACCTTGGGTGCCTGGAGGCACTCCGTGAAATCTTCGACTCGATGGATCAGGTCGTCAGGCTCATGATCGACAGAAGCGCGTTCATCAAGGCCCAGCGAGCGCTCTCGCGCAAGAGGTGGCGGCGATGAAAACGCGAGTCGTCAACCGCCGGCGCGAGCGCTTCGATGTGTACATCGGGCGCCCCAGCCCGTTCGGAAATCCGTTCAGCCACATGCCGGGGACGCTGGCGAAGTTCAGGGTAGCTACTCGCGAGGAGGCGATCACCAAGTTCCGCGAGTGGTTCCTGGCGCAACCGGCCCTGGTGGAGCGCGCCCGCCGCGAGTTGAAGGGAAAGGTGCTGGGATGCTGGTGCAAGCCGGCGTCCTGCCACGGCGATGTGATCGCCGAGATCATCGATGGGGAAAGAAACACGGCAGCAGCAGACGCGTTCATGGGGATCTTCGGCATGCAGCGAATCGACGAGGGCCAGCAATGACTCCGAGTTGCCTGCTAACCCCTTCCCAGGTCGCCGACCGCCTCCAGGTGTCGGTGGCCTGGGTGCGCGACCACAGCACGCGCAAGTACCCGCGGCTCCCGGTAGTGCGGATCGGTGGATTACTCCGGTACGACGGCGCCGATATAGACAAGTGGATCGCCGAGCAGCGGGCCGAGGGATTCAGGAGGGCATCATGAAGGCGTTTCTGATCTGTTCAGTGAGGGGAGCGACCGCGGAAACTCTCCGCGCCCAGGAGCAGTACGTCGCGGAGCTCGAGGCGCGGGGCTACGAGGTTCACTATCCCCCCAGGGACACGAACCAGGCCGCGGACGCAGCGGAGATTTGCTCCCAGAATTTCTGGGCAATCAAGAACGCGGATGAGGTTCACGTTTTCTACAGCCCGAAAAGCCAGGGCACGCATTTCGATCTGGGAATGGCGTTCGCGCTCGCGAAGAAGATCGTTGTTGCGCGAAACGTCCCCTACGGTCCCGGTAAGAGTTACGCCCGGATGCTGGACGAGTGGAGGACATGGCGATAGCTCGCGTGTTCCCGCGCCGTACCCGCGCAACCCCAGACGATAAGCTGACATTCGTTGGAGGACCTGGGCTGTTCCCACCTGAAGTTGAGGCGGTTCATATAAGCGTCACGTTCAGTTGGGATCTGCCCACCGCGCACCGCCTCGCGGCCGAGTGGGAGCGAATCGCCCCAGTGAGGATCGGCGGGCCGGCGACGGGTGAACCTGGCGGCGACTTCGTTCCTGGCTTGTATCTCAAACAGGGATACGTGATCACGTCGCGCGGCTGCCCCAACCGCTGCTGGTTTTGTTCGGTCTGGAAGCGCGAAGGGCAGGCTATCCGAGAGTTGCCAATCACCGAGGGCTGGAACGTTCTGGACGATAATCTGCTCGCGTGCTCCCCGAAGCATATCTGCGAAGTAATGGAGATGCTACGGAGACAGAACCGGCAACCGGAGTTCACTGGTGGAATTGAAGCGGCCCGACTCGATCAGTGGAGCGCCGAGGCCATCCGGTCGGTGCGCCCGAAGCAGCTATTCTTCGCATTCGATACGCCCGATGATTGGGAGCCTCTGCTCCGCGCGGCAGACCTGTGCTGGCGCGCGGGTTTCACGAAGACCTCCCACGCGATCCGCGCGTATGTGCTGTGCGGCTGGCCGAAGGACACGATGGCGCAGGCAGAGCAGAGAATGCGCCAAGTGCTCTCCCTAGGAATAATGCCGATGGCGATGCTGTGGCGCGACCTTGGGGGTAAGAAGAACCCAGGATGGGCACATTTTCAGAAGCGGTGGGCGCGGCCCCACATCGTCGCTACCGAGCTTGCTGGAAGGGCGGCGCACGATCAAGTATCCCAACTTGAGCTTGATGAAGTTCGCAGCAGCACGGTACTGTCACCCGTGAGGTAACAATGCCGCGCGAAAAGCACCAGAACGGGTGGGTCAAGGTCGCCGGAAGGCGAGAGAAGAAGTGGATCGGGCACTGGCGGCCATACCGCGAGGACGGAACCCGCGGGCACTCCACGGTCGTGCTGGGCCTGAAGGCGAAGATGGCCAAGTGGGAAGCCGAGGATAAGCTCCGCGCCCACATCGCCGAGGAGACCCACAAGGCCGAGAAGCCCGAAGGCGATCCCACCTTCAAATGGTTCTGGGAGCATCGATTCCTGCCGACCCGGACGTGGTGTCCGAAAACCGAATCCATCATCAAGAAGATCTTCGAACTGCACGTGCTGCCAGTCGTCGGCGACCGCAAGCTGCGCGAGCTCGAAAAATTCGAGATCGACGTGCTCGTCAAGAAGCTCGCCGAGTGCTGGTCCGGGAGCTTGGTGCAGAAGGTCCGCATCTACACCAAGGCGGCGCTCGAGGACGCGATCGACCAGGGCCTGCTCGACCGCAATCCGGCGCGTAAGGTGGTAAGGCCGTCCACGCGCGCGGCCTGCAGACGGTTCCTCTCGCTCGACGAGATCGCGCGCCTGCTGGACGCCATGGAAGGCCGCGACCGTCTGGTGGCCCGAATCTGCATCGTGCTCGGCCTGCGTCCGGGCGAGGTATTCGCGACCAAGTGGGACGACTTCGATGAAGGGACCGGGCGCCTTCGCGTCGACGAGTCCGCTGTGGACTGCGAAATCAAGGACACCAAGACCCCCGGTTCCCGCGCCTGGGTGTGGCTGCCGAAGTCGATTACCGAGGAGCTTTCGAAGTGGCGCACGGTAAGCGCCTCGACGCTGATCTTTCCGTCGCGCAGCACGCGCCCCATCAGCACGCGCAACTTCCTGCGGCGCCATATCTGGCCGGCGGCCGTGCGGGCCGGGATCATGCAGAAGAAACCGAAGGACTGGCCGAAAGGCAAGCAGTGGGTCGATCCCGCGACGTCGGTCAACTTCCGCGCCTTCCGCAGGACCTGCGCGACGTGGTTCCACGAGAGCGCCGGTACGAAGAACACCCAGGCGCTCCTGCGCCACACCACGCCGATCACCACGCTGGGCGTGTACGTTCAGGAGTTACCAGAGAGCGTCCGGACGGCGGTCGAGGCCCTCGACCAGAAGCTTTGCGGCGGTGGCGCGGCGCTCGCCGCAGCGGAACCAAAGGGTCCGGTCCAGTGAAAACCCCGAACGTTCTGGTACACAACTGGTACACAAATGCGGTTCGGGGAATTTCGGTAAGTCTTTCGTTTTCATGGTCGGGGCGGGGCGATTTGAACGCCCGACCCCCTGCGCCCAAGGCAGGTGCGCTACCAGGCTGCGCTACGCCCCGACATATTGATGCTCTCCTTAATACTAGAACACTTTCCCGGCGGCGACACGAAATTGGAGATCAGCGAGGCGAGCTCGACCGGCGTCTCCCGCATCGGGTAGTGGCCGGCGCCGGTGAGGACCGCGAGCGACGAGTTGGGACACCAGGCCAGAATCGTCTCCTGCATGCGCACGGCTGAACAGCCGGGGTCGAGCGCTCCGCAAATCACCAGCACCGGAACCGCCGCGCCCTTCACCTCGACCGCAAAATCCGTCTGCGTCCAGGCGGCCATGTATTCTTCGAGGGGCGCCCCCGCCGTCGCAGCCAGACTCAACTCCAACAACTCGTCCACCCAACCACAATCGCGCGCCCTCCCCGTGTTGACGTCGATTAGCTCCCGTCGCGCGGCGGGAGCGACGATGGCGCGGTGGAGCAACTCCCGGCGAGCTTCGTCGATGCCGGCGCCCGACGCCGGGACCGGCGCGATCAAAATCGCCGACGTCAATCGGCGCGGAGCGTCCACCATCAGCCGCTGCGCCGCCATGCCCGCCATCGAGTGGCCGACAATGTGAAACGTCGCCCAGCCGAGGCGATCCGCCAGAGCCAGCATGTCGACGGCGATGGCGGCGATGTTGTAGGGGCCGGGATCGGCGCGACGCTCTCCATACCCGCGGCAGTCGAGGTAGGCGCAGGTGAAGCGCGCCGGATCGAGGCAGTCGAAGAAGGGCTCGAAGAGTCGGTGGTCGCCGAGCCAGCCGTGTACGACGATGAGCCGGTCGGGGCCGTGGCCGATCACGCGCGCTGGGACGAGGGACAT